GGAAATGGATGGGAATCACCAGCCCCACATCTACCGAAAGGTTGTTTTTGATCACTAAACTACCACTATACTTTCTGGAGCGGGTAGGGAGAGTCGAACTCCGCGATCTTCAGCTTGGAAGGCTGCTGGACGCCCCTTGTCCTGTCTACCCGCATAATTCCTGCCACTCTACTTATAACGCGGCGCATGACCCTCCGCGACTTACGGGCAGCCAACATGTACAAGGTCGGCCCACCTATCTTATGTTCTCACCTGGCACCTTTCGATGCCAGGATTTTTCTTTAGGCCGGCACGCCGACCCAAATCATCAGGCCCATGCCCTTGGTCAACTTACGATTGATCGACGTGGATTGCACGTAGATTTCGTAATTGGCATGATTGCCCGGGGCAAGCTTAACATCGCCGGTGTGCGGAAGACCGAGCAGATCTCGCGCATTGAAGCCGCTGTAAACTGCACCAGTTGTCTTCTCACGGATGGCAATTTGCTTATAGCCTTGAACAGTCTCAGTCTTCTTCAGTTCGTAAAAAGCACAGCCCTTAACAAAGGTAACGCCTTGCGCTTCAACGAAATCACGAATCTGCGAACCATCCCATTGATCATCCACTTCGTAAACATCAACCTGTTTGGAGATGTCAACAAGTTCAGACTTCACTTCCTTAAGTGTCACAGAACTCAGATCAGCATAGAACTTATCTGTGCTGTTGATGCCTGCTGCCTTTGCAGCATAGAAACCTCTGAATGCACTCTTAGTCAACGTAGTCGACTGAATCATTCCGCGCTCGCTCTGCTCCCATTCTTGGATGTTGCCCTCTGGAATACCATAGCGAACAAGTTGTTGCTTATATCCTGCAGGAACACGAAACACAAACGTCCAACGATCGGTCATTTGCAGTTTCTTGATCAGTTTAGCGATATCATTACCGCTATACTTTCTGCTGGCGTTTTCGCCACCGTCTGTGGTAGTAAAGACCACAAAAGATACACCGGGATCATCGGCATCAGGAACGGCCTGCAGTTGTTCAACAAGTTCACCGACCGCATCAAAAAGTGGAGTACCGCGACCACGTGCGCTATAACTGGATTCGCCAATCGGCTTCAATGCCGAGACAGACGAGTTACTAACAACAGTGCGCACCTTATCGGTGTCACCGTATCCAAGTTCAACAACCGACACAATGGTATCGATGCCATGATTGGATGCTTCTTCTTTAATCGAAGAAATATTGTCATTGTAATCAACGGCAGCATGGCGTGCAATATGTGCCATAGAGCCCGAATGATCTCGTGCAAAACCGATGTAATTCTTCATGTATGCCTTTCTGTGTGGTTAGGTTGTCCGTATACTTTATAAGCATACCTATAACCTGTCAAATGGTGCCGCCCCCGGGAATCGAACGCCGGTCCTACTCCTTGTCATGGATGGAATAGATTGCTGAACGTATCCTTATCAGGATCACCTTTTTAGTTGTGCTACCATTACACTAAGGCGACATTATTGTGGAGCACCCGGCTAATATAGAATAGTGATTAGGACGGAGGCATAGAATTGGGCGTTCCAGAGGAAATATAACGATAGCGATCTCTGTCCGGAACATTAAAAATGGTAGGCTGCCAGGGAGTCGAACCCTGCTGGTACCGGGTAAGAGCCGGTTACATCTGCCGCTCTGTCAACAGCCCATTAATTGGTGGTATCCTGTACGGGAGTCAAACCCGCCTAAACTGGGTGAAAGCCAGGTGGCCTCTCGGAAGCCTAACAGGATATAGAATTTGGTTGTCCCACAAGGTATCGATCCTTGGTCTCTCGATTATCAGTCGAGTGCTCTACCATTGAGCTATGGGACAAATATTATCTTTTATAACATTTATCAAAATGCCATCTCTTCATTACATTATTTCCACCAATTATTCCGCAAACAGGACATGTTATGGTCGAATGCACGATATTTTCTCTTTTCTTTCTATTTGGATACTTACGACCCTTTGTGCTTTTTCTTTCAGACTTTTTTACACCTGTTGAAATATTCTTCTTATGCTCTTCAGATTTGGGTATGCCCGGTGCTCCAGATCCCGGGGATGATATTCCTTTATTCCAGCCGCCTGTTGATGCCTTGATGCCTTTATTCCAACTTGGTCGACCAGGTGATGCACCATCTAAACCATTTTCTATATCTAGATTGGCCCATTTGTCAGATTTTACAATATCAAAGAATTCAGAAATAAATGTCGCAGCTTCTATAAGATTTTCCATATTTAGAAACTGCTCGGCCCATATAGTTTCGATTTCTCTGCCGTGCTTCTTTATATGTTTTACCCAATACTTTCCAGAACCCAAATATTTATAAGGATCTTTTCGTGTTGTTTTTCCGAAATACAGAAGGCCGGTCTGTTTATGTTTCTTTATATAAAGATATGTAGGAATAAATATCATACTGTATTTATCTTTTACCAACTGAGCTAAAATCCCGGCATGCGTTATTAATGCTGCACGGATCCTTTGAAATCAGTGAATTTGTATCTTATTACAACTACCAGACAAGCAATGTTGAGTGCGTAGTTAAAGAGCAATGGCCAATCTTTCTTTGGAAAAATATAGGCAGCGGTTAGCAATTCACCCACTAACCACATTGCGAGAAATAAATTTGAAATGCCCCTGGAATGCTTTTGTTTATACGATTGCCAGGCTAAAGGAATAGCACACAATGCAAGTAAAACACTTCCAATCCAACCAATAATGCTTATCATAATGAAAAGTATAATGATAGCTGATCTTAAACTATCCTGCGACCAAGCAAGGTATTCGGGCTATACATCTCGGGTCTTCAAAACCGTGTTCTATTTAGTGGACTGCCATCCACAGGCCCTATCAGTAATATAGTACGACGCTGGCAGGCCATCGTAATACATCATATCATTAATCGGAAAGTTAGGTTCGGGTTTCATCACTTACCGTCGTGTTATGCTTTCGCAGAGCGATCCGGGATAGTACCGACTTTATAATTACTCTAACTAATATGGTCTGGGATGCAAGATTCGAACTTGCGACCTCTCACTTCCAAGGCGAGCCGTCTGACCTGACTGACAATAATCCCAGAATGTTTGGTCTCCGATGAGGGATTCGAACTCTCATTGTGTCACACCCCAAATGTGCTGCCATAACCTGGTTAGGCGAATCGGAGAAATTATTAGAAGCGTAGGGAGCGTCATGAGCCGATTATACATTCTTCTAAACTAAAAAATGGTGCTCCCACAGGGAATCGAACCCCAATCTACGGACTACAAAACCGTCATAATCAGCCATTATACTATAGGAGCAAAACTAAACAGAATACGCATTTGCTTTCATTTACCGTGAAATTTTATATTTGCAGTAGGTATTCTTTAAAACTGGCGCCGTAGAAGGGAATCGAACCCTCTTGAATCCGCTAGACAGGCGGTTGCACTCTCCAAAATGCGACTACGGCATGTAAATTTGAGAGCCCAGCTATCCTTGCGGCCTCGCTGGATTGTCTCGATAAGGCAAGTCTTAGACCATACTTCACGGTAAATCTGAGTCTGCTGAGCAGCGCCGCTACTTGGGACTCGAACCTTTCGTCTATCTCAAAACTTGTAATGAGCATAAGGCGTGCGTTTCCTGTTGGTCAGTTATTCCCCTCCTGGGACCAATCCGCGCCTGGGATCGGGGGGCCAGATGTTGTCTGCACAGAAACGCCTACATCATACGTTGCACCGTAGTGCTCAGTAGTTTTCGACAACCCACGCCTTATGCTCACTAAAATTTGGTGGAGATATTGGGCCTACGTAGTTACCCAACCCACCCGGGTTTCCCACGGATGGTGCTTTCACGATGCATAACCCCTAAAATGGTGGACCGTAAGGGACTCGAACCCTTATTACCGAGTTGCAAGCCCGGTGTAATTCCCCCTATACTAACAGCCCATAAAAATTGGCAGGCCCTGGTGGGATCGAACCACCGAAACCAGACTGGTACCTGTTTTGGAGACAGGCGGGTTTGTCCGCTTCCCTAAAGACCTATAAATGGTGGACCCTGATAGATTTGAACTATCGAAACCTGTGGTGCCGGATGTACATGCCCGGTGGGTTTGCCCGCTTCCCTAAGGGATCCATTGAAACTTGGTGGAGCGTTCAGGTAACGATCCTGACTGGCCTTGACGACAGTTTTACAGACTGCCCCACCTCCTTAGTGGTCTACCGCTCCTAATTCTATAACATAGCCGGATTTATCTATAATAGATAAATTTTGTAATTTTTCCTTATCCCATAATTCTATAACAATATTGGGATAATCCTGCAAAAATAGATCAAACTTTTTTCTATTATTTTCCCTAAAATATCCCTTTACTTCTATCAATTTTTCTAATATACCGTCTTTATAGATAAAAAAATCTGGATAATAATATCTACCATCTGACAATTTGTATCCCTTTTCGGAATATTTCCAAATTATACTGATGGAATCTAAGTATCTTGCAACCCCTGTCTCCCACCGAGAATCCATCCTAACATCTTTATAGAAACTTTGTCTGTCACCTCGATGAGTTGCATTTTTATTTCCCATCTTGGCCTTTGCTATTTTCTTTATTGTTTCCTCAGTATGACGCCTGCCGGAAAACATTCCCTTCTTACCTGTAGTCCACGGTACATATTGTGTACGTGCTGGGTTGGCTTGACAATGCATTTGATGCATTGAGATTGAACCTCTATTGATGGTTTCTTTATCGCAAAATAAGCATTTATACATATTGTATTTATGTAAAACAGACTGTAAGCAGAGACAGAACACAATAAAAATGATACTGATGCAACTTACCACCTTTCAGTGGTCACGGCAAGTCTCTAGGACTACTCCTCTTTGGCCGGTTGCCATCGATGAAAACATCGTTACTGTCTCTATCGGCAACGTTTTCGTCCTCTACATATTTGTAGTCAACGCACGGTCTCATATTTTACAGATTCTGCTGGCATATGAGCGACTTAGCCTTTTATACGGCTACCATGTGCATTCCGGACCTCTCGATGCCCGGACCCCAACATACCGGGTGATATATCTGCCAAGATAGGAGCCCGGGTGTATTCAGTATCGAAACTTTGTAAGCACTTCATACGAAATGCCTATCGTAAAGTACACAACAGATCATCTAGCGGTAGTAAGCGCCTAGAGTGGATATGTACTTTACGATCGGGTTTTTACCACCTGCGTTCTCTCCACAGGCTTCTCATCCCCCGACACGCCCTCATTATTAGCCGGATGTTTTTATACAGTGCCCAGCAGGATCGCGTTTCCCACACACTGCCCGTGATACGCCTTAGCTTAACGCGGAGAACAAAAAACCGCCTTGGTTTCCTTTGGCGGCTTCCTTTTATAAACTTTCTGGATACTTTTTATTTGTGTCCAGACTCCTTATAGAAGGAAGCCATCGTAATCGGATCTTGTTCAGGATTATTCGATGTACTAAACCCGACCCAATAACCGGCGCAGAGGCGCTCAGCGGCTAAGGCCACCTTATGCATCGCGATCGATTTTGTTGAGTTAGTAAACATTTATAAACTTTCCAATTATACGAAACTATGCCGACCCCATGTCGACAAAGTTATTTATCATCTTGACAATTTCTTGCCTGTTTTGAAGCACTTTAGCACATGCTCTAGTGATTCGTCAAGTTACACCAGTTATCTTCTAAGAAACGAATATATCGTGCATCAAAGATATTTATCATCTGCGATTCTACACATACTTTATATAGGTGTCAAATCAACCATTCTTTGTACCGTTTTGCGCCTGGTACCACAGCAGGATAGCAGTTTGTAACCTCCTGTTACACCTTGCTTATACATATCGTAGACCAACTGTAGCACTATTTTAGATAGGTGTCAACCGTCTTCTCTGTCGTTGAATTTACCGTGTCTATTTGGACTTCACCATAAAATAATACTTAGATTGGTGTAGCGATTATGTCTCCTTTAAACCTACTACCTCGAACTCGTATATAGTAGCGAGCACCATAAGTAATATTAGAGTAGCGATAGAGGACGCCTACCTTCTGGTAAGACCCTGCCTACTTCATATCTTTTTATCTGGCAGCTACCGTATTACTATATTTAACAAAAAAGAAGATGTCAAGCCGAAGTTATTTTAAGAACCTGCTCTCCGTATTCTTTTGGTAAATTTGATATAACTTTATCCAAGACACCAATTTCTTTACATCTTTTTAAAGAAGACATAAGATGCCCCTGAAGATTCTGAGCATCAGCAACCGACATAGATTCTGGATTGGTGTTATATGCTTTCAATAGAAATTCTACCGAATAACTAACTAATTGATGTTCATTTACATCTGTTGTAGAAAACGATCCGTCGGCAAGTTCTTTTTTTATCGACGACCACATATATATTTCCCTGACTCTATCAGATGCAACAGATTTCATTGATGATTTTTTAAAGTAACATTCTTCTAAATTTATTATTGCCTCTTCTTTTTCAAATTCATCGGTAGAATTTTCAATTATTTTTTTATATCTTTTAATAGCTACCTCATTTCTTCGATAATCAAAAGACAATAAGGATAATTGCTCGAGCATGGTTGTCTGCTCTCTTATTGCTTGCCAGTATTTTGCGGCATTAGTCGGAAAATTTATATCATTTAGGACAGATATTCTAGCTTCGGTTTCGGTTCTAAATATTTGTCTATTTTTATATGCAGATGTTAATTCATCTGCAATGTCTAACAAATTATCTTCATTACTGAGTAAAGATGGTAAAATTTCTAATGGCAATTTTTTCATTATTGATATTTTTCACACGTATTTAATGGATTTGTGAGATTGCTTCTGCCCCCAGAAACAACTGCCGATGTTGCCGAACCTGCCATTGCATTCTCACTTCTTTCTATATTCATGCTATTTATGGTTGTCCACGTAGTTCCGTTAAAAGTTAAGGCGCCAGAGGTTCTCGCTGGAGCAATACCCCCGGCTATTATTGCCACTGTAGAAGAGCCAGCACTAGCTCCACCGGAAGTTGCTACAGGTAAAGCGGTCGCTGCGGCCCATGTTGTATTATTAAAAATCTGAGTTGTGGTAACTAAAGACCCGGTATTGCCGCCTGCAGATATACCCGAGGGTATTCCACCGCTTGCCTGTAAATTTGCACGAGCACTGCTCATAATAGGACCCGAAAGCCATCCGGAAATATATCGATCACAGGTATCAATAATTGTACCCGAAGTATTTCTTCCTCCAAAGACAGCAAATGTTGTACCTGAATTTACACAGGCACCGTGAGTATATCTTGTAGTGGTTGGATTTGTAGCAATATTTGTCCATGTGGAACCACCAAAAGTCTCTGATGTATTTGTACCATTAGGGGACGTATTGTTATATCCACCCATTATTATAACTGATGATGTTGTCGGGCCGCCGCCAGCAGCTGATACTCTTGCAGTAGCCATATTACCAGAAGAGGTCCAACTTGTTCCATTGAATATCTCTGTGGATGTTAGTGGAGAGGTTGGATTGCCACCGCTTACCATAGCCGAGGAACTACTTGCACCTCCGGATATATGATTAGCTCTGGCAGTAACCAAATTGCCACCTGTAACCCAAACCGGGCCAGTTACTTTGGTCGTATTTCTGAAGGTACCCATACTAATTTGGCCGGAGGTAGCAATGGGACCGTAACCGCCATCTGATGTTCCAGAGGGCACATTTGCCCCTCCACGATAGTATGAACTTAAAGATACCGGGGCTGCTGGCCCGCCAAATTCCGTTTGAATTCCTGATTTTAGACCAACGTTTGTAATAGGTACTGTCATTAATTGCCCTTCAACAATAATATTTCAGACTTTAAATAAGAAATTTCGTCTTTAAGTTCCTTGATTGCTTCCACAAGCAAACCAACCATATTGCCATAGGCAACGCCTTTCATTCCCGAATCAGACTCTGTTACTACCTCCGGTAATACCTTTTCAACTTCCTGCGCAATGACACCCGCATGACGGTTTTGATTTGCAGAATCTTTTCTTGTAAATGTTACACCTCTTATTGAGGAAACTTTATCAAGGGCATTAGTAATTACTTCAATGTTATCCTTTACTCTTATATCCGAGAATGCAGTAATATCTCCGGTGGCAACAATGGTTCCTGCAGTTGTGTTTGATGTTCCTACACCAAGAGCATTCATCTGATAATTATTACCGGTATTCAACGAATTTGCTGTTGTCGCAGTAGTTGCGGTTGTCGCAGATGTTGCACTGGTTGCTGTTGCTGCATTTCCCGTGACATTTATTGACCATGTACCCGATGCACCAGTACCTGTTAGTGTTGGGGCAAAAGAATTATAGTTTGCACTGTCAAGAGGTGTATTTCCTGCAAAACTTGGACGATGCTCAAACCACCAACGACTGCCGTTATCATTATATACACGAGATTGAAGTGCTAGGTCCGAGCGATTCAACGAAATTGAGTACGGGCCATTGCTGTTTGTTGTCAACAACAATGGCAAAACACCACCGGAATTGATTGTAACCGTATTGGCCGCGCTAACAGTTCCGCCGAGGGAGATTGAACCATTACTTGCTCCTAATGCAAGAGGTCTAGCGGTAGTTGTTTCTGCAGCATCTGTTACATCAATTGCTACACCCGATCCTGCTGGCTGAGATGCAATTCTCAGTCTGTCACCTGTTGTGGAAAGAGCACGGAAGACATAGTTGCCAGGTGAAACACCGCCACCGGAGTAAACACCTCCGCTTAGAGTCGAAATTCCGGTAACACCAAGAGTGCTGTTTATCTGCAAGGCACCGGTCATTGTATCACCGGCTTTCAGCACGTTGTTTGTAGCTGTAGTTGCTGTGGCAGCATTACCCGAAATAGAAATGTTGTATGTACCTGTCAACCTTGCAACAGGAACAGTACCTGTACCTAATGTCGATGCATCAAGATTTGTTACAGGGATAGAAATATTTGCTGTTCCATCGAAGCTTGTTGCTGTACCTGTTGCACCACCGGAAATCGCAATTGTTCTTGCGGTCTGCAATGCTGTTGCAGTTGTTGCATTTCCGCTAATTGCACCAGAAAAGCCTGTGGCAGTAAGAATACCAGTTGACGGGTTGAATGTAAGTTTTGTCGAAGAAACTTTTAGTGGATTATTTCCAGATGTAGCATCAACCCACGCTAGATATTTTGTTGCATTAGTGGTTGTATCATCGGTTATCGCTGTATTTGTTGCGTTAGTAGCCGATGTTGCTGTAGTAGCGGTTGATGCATTTCCTGTTAGACTACCGACAAACGTTGTAGAAGTTACAGAGGTCAATCCTGCAAGTGTTGTAGAAGTTCCACCGAGTGCAATGTTAGTTGTACCAATTGTGACAGAACTATTGTTCAATGCAGCATTAGGAATTCCTGTGAAATTTGTACCGGTCAATGTAGGTGTATTAGACCAAGATGGTGAGCTTGCTCCTCCCACCAACACCTGAGATGTTGTACCAGCTGCCAAAAACGTTGTCGTGTTCGAAGCAGATTGATATGGTAATGATCCTGTTGCGCCACCGGCAATATTTGTTGCGGTAGTGGCCGTCGGAACCGATCCTGTTACAGAAACTGTAATATTGCCAGTTGATCCAGATAAACCAATATTTGAACCTGCTGTTAGACTTGTTACACCGGTATTCGTAATTGTCACATTTCCTGTTGCTGACGAAACAGAAATGCCCGAACCCGCAACATTACTTAGAACTCCTGTATTAGAAACAACAAGACCAGTAATATCGATGCCCGACCCGGCAGTATATGAAGCTGAGCCAGAAATTTGGGTAAATGCAATCAGAGATGTTCCTACTGTTATAGGATTAGGTGTTGTCACTGCCCACTGTGTATTTGCAAGCGTGCCATTTACAATGAATGTGTAATCTCCAGACCTTAGCTCCGATGCCGGAGAACCATCCATATCTGCACTTCTGGTCAATATCCAAGGTGTAGAAACAGAACCTAAATCGGTAACGACATAGATACCATTTTCTACTTGGTTTGACTGATCTTTGACAAGAACTCTATCATTCAATGAAAGACTTGCATAACCGCCTACTGTACCAAGAGCGCCGTTTGCGTTAGCAGTCAACGTTGCACCGACACCCGATGCACCATTATTATATGTTGAGGCTGGTAAGGCTGCTGTGGTAGATGTAACACAGGATGCATGAACATTTAGGCCCATTGCAACCAAGTCTACGTATTGCTTTGTTGCCGCACCGAGTGCTGCTACTGGATCGGCGTTCAGGATCAGATATCCTGTCATTGTATCGCCGGCAACATCTACTGGAGTGAAACCAAGTGCAGTTGTAATATCTGTTGGTGTGACCGATGACGTTGCAGTTACCAGGCCTTTACCGTTTACTGTTACTTTTCTAAATGCATTTGTTTGCGGCGATGCATTTACTGTTGCAAGTGTTAGTGTATCAGTTACATCTGCTGATCCATCAAAGAGCACCGACCAAGTGGCATCACCTGTTGCAGTAATGTTTCTTGCTGTTGTCAACGATGCTGCTGATCCGGTGAATGTACCTACAAAGGTTGTGGCAGAAACAGATGATAATCCCGATAGTGATGTAAGAGTTCCACCTAATGCTATAGTAGAAGAACCAATAGTAATTGAATTATTTACAAGTCCGGAATTTGGAATACCTGTAAAATTTGTTCCTGTTAGAGTTGGTGCATTAGACCACGAAGGCGAACTTGCACCGCCGATTAGGACTTGAGATGTAGATCCGGCACCAAGAAACGATGTTGTTGATGTTGCTGACTGGTAAGGTATTGCACCAGTTGAACCGCCGAGAATATTTGCTGCACTTCCGCCACCAGAAATAGAAATATTCGAAATGCTTGTAATTCTTCCCTTATCATCTACTGTAATAATAGGGACTTGAGATGCACTACCATATGTGCCCGGTGTGGCATTCACAGTTGCCAGAGTAACAGGAATGTTGCCGGAAGAGGCTACGCCTGTAGCATCACCAGAAAGAGATAGCGGAACACTAAATGTATAGGTATTTACACCAGGTGTGATAGTAATATTTTGTCCAGCAATAAATGCTGTACTTAGATATGCTGAAATGTCAGCATTCAAGAATGAATTTTGCCATTCTTGGATTGTCGCATTATATCTTAGATATTGTCCTGTCTGTGGTGCGACAATACTAACATCTGCGAGATCAGAAAGTCTCAATGACGATGGGCCGCCGCCCATATTACCCAATTGTACATTACCTGTTAGTTTGATAGGCATTATGATTTCCTACATAAGCCGATATGAGTTATCGGTGTTTCTATTATTTATCACCGATAACTCAATGTAGCAATGTCTAATCAGGATGTTGGGAATGCACCAGCCGGAACTGTAAAGTTTGCTGTATAACGGGCGTAACCTTTAGTAATTCGAATTTCGTCCATAAATCCAATAAAATCCACCGGGCCAGATGCCGGTAAGGTTCTTGATGGTCCGTAATAGTTGCCCATTGAATATGGAACTGCAATAGCAGCCCTGGTATTCGTATTGGTTGTTGTCGCTGTTTGTGTACCGTTGAGGAACATTCTAAAGGTGTTTCCACTTCTTGTTACCGCAATATGCTGCCATGTTCCTGCTGTAATTGAACCACCGGACATAATAATACCGGCACCGGGATCGGGGCCCCACAGGAATTCAAGGCCACCGGCATTTGTTCTTAAGATAAATCCGACCAATGAAAGGGAAGATTGGTCCCATTGGGCTATCAATGAACGAACACCCGAAGTCTGCCCAGAAGTAAAATTGAACCACCCCTCAATTGTGAAATCACCTGTTAGAATGTTTCCTACTGTTGGAATTGGCGAATACACAGCACTGGTTTGTGTGGAAAGTGTTGTAAGCCACGAGCCAGTTGATGGGAAACTCAATGATCCCGAACCATACTTTACGGTACCCGTGCTAATCTGCATGCTGCCAGCAGTTACATAGTCGGATTTCTTAGAATAATCAATAACACCTGCATTTGTATTTGTAAGAAGAATTGCAGTATTCGTAATATTTGTCAAAGGAGATGTAGAAGGTGTAAATGACGCGGTATATACAGCAGTACCATTTACTAATCTAAAATTAGAAATGTTACCGAATGCAAAACTTGCCGATGGAGATGCTCTATAACCCATTGCCGCACCATTTTGCGCAAATGCTACACCCGAAAATGTGGCAGAAGAGCTAATTAGATTTCCATTTAGGAATGCCCTTGTTGTACCTGATTGTCTCGAAACTGCTACGTGGTACCACGTACCTGTGTTTACAGTTTGACCGGTAAAGGATGCTGTTGATCCACCTACCGCACCAATTTGAATCCCTGTAGGCGTTGCACCAAACCACATTGATGTGCTACCAGGTGCTGTCAATGATGCATCAGATTGCCAAATAGGGAAAAAAGTGTTCGAAAACTGATTTACATAAATCCATGCTTCAACAGTAAAATCTGTTGATGCACCGATGGCATACGATGAAAAAGAAGGCATTGTTATGCAATCTAGGTTGCTTGTAGAATTGCCGCCGTTGAAGGCCATGGATGCCCAGCCGCTTGTTGTGTACGGAGCAAATGTACCAATTGTCGGTGCTCCGGTTCTCGTAATACTTCCCGAACCACCGGCAGTGAAAGTAAACGTATTGTTCTGTGATGCATTTGCAGTACCGTTGCCATTGAGCAATGTAACCACATTGCTCCAATATGGATCAACGGATGGTACTGCACCAGTATAACCGGATCCCAATGTAGATTTTACTGCGAACATGTATTATCCTTAGAAATTCAATCCTGCAACAAAACCATACCAAGTGGTTCCATTATCTTTTGTAACTAGTGTAATGATATCTGCCTTGCCGTTTGCAGATGTCAATGTTGGAGCAGATCCGCCGGCCCATTTTACAGAAGCTGGCCATGTAACATTGAATGAACCTGTATACGCTAGGAAAAGTGTCATGCTGTAAACACGGCCCGATGCTGGTACATTGGTAAACGACAATGTTGTAATGCTTGCGCCCATCGAAACAGTAAAGTTATTACCCAATGCGCAGTTGATAGAGGTAGATGCTGCTGCTGTAACTGCGGAATTCAATTCTGTGTAACGAGCACCAAAATCAACGCTTGTACCAGTTGCTGTTGTGATTGTTCCATCATTAGCAACACGCAATCTTTCTGTAACAGAACCAGTTACACCGGTCTGTAGCGCAATGTAGCCACCGACACCTACTGTGGTTGCAAAACCACCTGAAATAACAACATTTCCGCCGTTGCCTGATGTAGAACCGTTCTGTGAGTTACCGCCGCGAATTGTTACTGTACCACCATCGACTGAGTTTGTAGCTGTGTCGCCACCACGAATATTGATTGCACCACCAACCCCCGCTCCAGATGCATCAGCGTGAATTGTAACTGTACCGGCTGTTGCACCAGGAGCACCAGGAGTTCCGCCACTTAATGTCAAGGCACCGCCGTTACCTGCCACAGACGAGGACCCACCAGTGACCGTCACCGAACCTGCTGCGGAAGCTGTATTACTTGTACCGCCGGAAATAAACAATGCACCGGGTGTGCCGTTGGCAGGATTACCGGAACGAATTGTTAGACCGCCTGTACCATTGGTGCCGCCATCGGCACCTGCAAGAATACCTGCAAGATTTACCTTATTTGTTCCGTCAAAAGTGAACGACGACGATCCTGCAAATGTACCCGATGAATTATACTGAATCTGAGTATCGGAACCACCAGGGGTACCACCTGTACTAATTGCCACACCGTTAATTGTTGGTGTTTGTTTGAAGTCTAAAACTCGTGTTGAGCGCGATACCGTAAACACCTGATTTTGTGTTGCACCGTTATCTGCTACAGCAGTAAATTCAAAATTGGTTCCCGAATTTGCGCCCGATTCTGCTACATTGTTTGCCTGAAGCAACCAACGATCGCTGCCCGCCGTTTGTAGCTTAATGGAACGATATGTGGCTGCCGAATTAGTTACAACCAATCCCTGATTGGTCAAGGTGCTTGTTGAAGTAATTGCACCAGTCGATTTATTTACTGTAAGAAATGCATTACCACCAAAAGTACCCGAATCGTTGTATTGGATCTGAGTATCAGATCCACCGGGTGTTCCTGCACCGATTGTGCTCCAGGAGACCACAGAGCCGTTTGTTGTTAGAACCTTTCCAGAATTTCCGGATTGTGTTGGCATCAATGCATTGATTGCATTTGGTGCTGTTGTCTGTCCGGTACCACCTTGCGAAATTGGAAGTGGTCCGCCGTTTGATTGAACTAGAATATTGCCTGCAAATTGAACACCCATTTTGTATCTCCAGCTGGTTTTTATTATTTATCTGTTATCACGCATTAGATATTAGATCACATTATATACATGGTTGGTTTGAACTACCACATCGGCAGTCGTGGTCTGATTTCCATTTCCTGTATCAGTAACGGTACATCTGAATGTTCCGTTATACTGATTTGATGTGCCAAGAACTGTAGGCGCGGCAGCAGTTCTTGTGAATGTCGTTGAAGCACTCGATGGTGAATTGATTGTGGCGTTTGTTCCAGATACAAATGTCCATGCATATGTAAAGGAGCCAACCCCGCCTGTAACGGAACAGGTACAAGATGAAGTTGCTACTGCCACCAGTCCACCCGAAACACTTGTAGTATTTGTACCAGTGACGGGATTAGGAGAATCGCTTGCCGAGAATGCCAGGGTGGCATTGGGCACCATAAGAAATGTCTGCAATATACCTGTCATGTCAATCCTGCTCCGCTGATTACGAATTCATTGCTGGCAATACACAACACGGTACACAAACCTCTTTGTGCTAGTGTTCTATTTCCTGTACTTGCTGTTCCAGCAAATCTCAGTGTCACGCCGGATGCCTGTGTAATTGTTATATTTCCAGATGTATTGTTATAGATGGTTACTGCATCACCGATTGAGAATACGCTTTGTGGGACTGTCACTCCAGAGGTAGCTGGTATGTGCTTACCCACATCAGATGCTGCAAGGTTTCCGCTTGTCGTCGATGATGCTGGTATTCTTTTCCATCCCAGTTCGAGGTTATTAGAATCGAGTATCTGCTTACCATCGGTCAATCTCAAGGCCTGTGCAAGAGAACCGCCGGCGGCCTTTGTGTAGAAAATCATATCGCCGGCTTCGTTTCCCACCGAACCCGAAGTTGTTTGGCAATAGATTCTTGCCATCTGAACTTCACTGCTACTGTTGTTCCAGTTGGCAAAATTCAATGCACCACCGTTTGTGCCCGTTGGGCCACCACGGAATACAACTTGCAAACCCTGACCACTGGTAGTCGACATACCGGTAAAACCACTGGTATCGTATCGGCCATATGGTGCGCCGCCTCCGGCCCAATAATCGCCGCCACCTTGGACAACTAATTGATCTGCTGCCGGTGCTTTTACTATTTGCCAACGGTGGCTATTAGCGACATCGGTAAATTGGATACCAGATGCATACCCATTTGCTGCTGCACCGACCAGGCAATACCTGTCGATGTTTCGTATGTGTTCCAGGTGCCACGGGCCAACTGAACATCAAGTTTCTGTGCAGGTGTCTTACCAATTCCGAGTTGACCCGAAGAATCAAGTGTCACATGTGTAGTCGATCCGTTACCGGATAGCTCCAATGTGCTACCCACGACGCGTAGCTTGGCGCTGACACCTGTATCAGAATATCCAATGAGTGTTGCAGCAGAAGATTGAGATACTATTGCAGCATTCTGATTTGTACCAACGCGCACAATGAACGGGACACTACCCAACGAAGGGGCGCCGGCACCGACCAATAATTGACCGGCGCTATCCAATTCCATATATTGGGTTAGTGTTGCACTGCCATTAGCGGTACCCGATGGACCATTGAACCAGCGGTGGCGTCCACTAATCTGCGAATACAATGTTGGTGCATCACCGGTGGTCAAATAATTGAATGTATTCGTACCGCCTTCATATACACCGAATCCCAGGTTCGATGATCCGTTAGCCTGTGTCCAGAGGCTCACAAATGGACCGGTCTGTAGTGCATATGCGCCGGCGCGCCAATTTGCATTAGGCGTAACACCAATACCCACCATACCTGATGCAGCCTTAGTAAACTGAGTCGATGATCCCAAATAAACATTACTGTTCGATGCACCCAGAGTTAACGGTCTTGCTGTTGTTGTTTCGCCCGAATCAGTGACATCCATGCTAACACCAGATCCGGCCCCTAATGACGCGATGCGTAATCTATCACCGGTCGTACTCAGGGCACGCAGAACATAATTACCGGGTGCAATTCCGCCACCGATATTAGTTACGCCATTAAGCGTTGCTGTACCTGTTGCGCCTAATGTGCTATTAACCTGCAGGGCGCCGGTCATTGTATCGCCAGCTTTCAGTACATATGTTGAATTTACAAGTCCTGTGATATCACTTGCGACAACTGCGGTTGTGCCCGAAACTCTGCCGTAAGAATCCCTAGTAAGTTTTAGAAATGTACCTGTTCCAGAATCAGTAACTGTTGCGAGATCAATATCATCAACATTCACTACGATACGAGAACTGGATGCTGTGCCAACATTGAAAGTATTACCAGTCAGTGATAGACCAGCACCTGCTGTATAAGCACCTGCTGCTGAGAACTGCACGAATGTAATGGGATCAGTGCCCACTGTAACTACTGTTGCAGTTTCTGTCCAACCTGTATCGGACTGTGTTGATCCTGTGGTAACGAAAACCGCAGCACCGTTGATTTCATCTATCGGTGTAACAGAATCAAAATCGGTTGCCCGTGTCCAGGAGCCCGACGCCGCAACATAGATACCATTTTGTGAAGTTGTATTTTGATTCTTTACAAGAACACGATTACCGGCAGTTACAGAAACACCATCGATTGTCTGAAGTCCCGAGAGAGTAATATTTGCTGTTGTGGCAACGAGAACAGGAGTTTTCCATGTTAAACCAGCGACTGCATTATCAACATATTGCTTTGTCGCAAAATTACTTGCTACGGTAGGATCGGCACCCACCACAGGATTATTGAATGTCCAATTTCCTGTAATGGTTTCGTTAGAACCGACACGCGCTAGAATAGTACCGTCGGTAATTTGAGTTTCTGCAATCTGGATACTTGTGTTCGATGCTGCTGTGACAAGACCTTTGGCATTCACAGTAAATGTCGGTACCGACGATGCCGATCCCCATGATCCTACATTGCTGTTCACTGATGCGAGAGTAAGTCCTGCCGAAACATTTGTCGAACCATCAAAAGTAACTGTCCAATCGGCATCGCCGGTTGCAGTAATTGAACGACCGGTTGTGAGTGACGCTGCAGAACCAGTGGTATTCTGATTTAAGGTTGGGAAATCACCGGCTACAGCGGCAACCATAGAAGTGCCATTGCCGCGTAGAATACCTGTTACCGTTGTTGATAATGTAATTGCTGGTGTAGAGGTTGATGTTGCTACCGAACCTGCAAAACCATTGTTTGTTACAACCGAAACACTTGTGACCGAACCTGCACCTGTAGTTGAAAAATATAAATTACCTGCGCCGTCTGAAGTGAGAATTTCCCCGGAGGACCCTGTTGAGTTAGGAAAAGATAATGGACCCAATGATGGGGGCGTCCAGGAACCTGTGTCCCTAATCTTTAGTGCATTTGTTGCCGAATCAATCCATAGATCACCGTTCTGTACGGTGTATGAACCTGTGGGATCCGAACTACCCTGATATAGAGTAGTTCCGTTTTTGCCTATTGTGAAATAGGGAACCGATGTTCCCTTTGCATTTAGTGTCACTGCCATATTGTCTCCTGTTCAGACTTTCGTCTGTCTAGGCATAAGCCTAGTCATTGAGATTTTTAATTACGAAATCTTGTAAATAAACAAATCCTTGTATATTCCGCTTGTATCATATACATATACACCATTCTTATAGATATATGTAAATCCATATTGCCAACCACCATACTCAAATGTAATAACATCACCCTGAGATAGTGTGATTGGCATAATTACTGTTTCATTTGCGTTGGTATCGGTAGTAACTATATCACTATTTTCGTTGATGTATAATCCAGAACCTAATGCTGTTCCGCCGCCGTCAGAGCGTCCCATACCAAATTTCACATTACCCAGACCATTTACTCCACCAATTAGAAAATCTGTTGCCATTGTAGGACTATAGGGATTTGGATCAAATGCCAGATAATGAAGACCCACTGACAGCAAAGAATAATCATTGTGCCACCGGTATAATCTGCCGTATCTGCTGGATTCCTAAAGGGACTATCACCGGGAAATGTACTACCGGGCGATGTAAGGTCGAAGACCAATGGACCAGCAGGTGTCGAGATCACAGACATTGTCACACCACGAATATTTGCACCACGAATATTTGCTACCATGATTTCCTTATACTGAAATTCCGACCACATAGCCGGCGGTGGCAAATGGGAATGAAATAATTGGATCTAGAGGATTCTGAGGAACCCCGTTTTTGTAGAAATAGATAGTATTGCCGTCAACACCACCGTCGATGGTAACAATGCCAATCACATCTCCGGCTGTAAAAGAAGATGCATTAAAAGTTCCGCCAATGAGGCCGTCATTCTGGTAATATGCAACATATGATAGATATGCATTCCCATCATAGGTATCGGGGTTAAAGCCATAAAGATTATCTGGCCCCATATAATCCGGTGATCCTGCCGAAAATGTCCCTACCATCGTTATGGCAGCAATCTGCCCTATAGTAATTTCTACTACCGAACCATTGGCTGTAAATGTGGTACCTGAACTCGATAATGCCGATGCTGATGCTGTTCCATCAAATGTTACAGTTTTATTGCTATTCGTTAAGGTAGCATATGTCGAAACCCATGATCCGGGAAGCTGATCATTTGGCGGATTCGGATATGTTTCTCCACCGGGTGTTCCTGTTAACCATGTTATTCCGCTATCTATTCCCACTATGCTTGGAAAATCTGCTTGATAATCCGTAAAATAGGCCATTGTACCGGAATTTCCATTTATGGATGTCTGGTATGGGGACGGGGGCAAGGCTGTTGTACTAAAAGTTACACCTTGAAGTTGAATACCCTTCATTGTTGCTACCATTTTATGATCCTCCTATAATCCTATATTTATCTAAAACAGTTATCAGTGTTGGTGCTAAGATCGATATCCTTATGATTTTCTTTTAGTCCTAATATGTAATTTTTTGAATTCTGAATTGCTCGACCAGTATCAATCCAGCGGGCCGCACCATTTTCTGAAGGATACCATATGTACTGAATTCCCGGGTAATAATAATGACTATTGAATGCTAACCTTGTATAACACATTCGTTCATGCCAATAACACCCCATTGGCCAATCCAAGGATTTTGCCATTTCTGTATTGCAGATTACTGCATGATGTAAAAGAAAAGGAAAATCAAACGCCCGATCTTTTGAAAATTCATAGCCCCTAAGGAGCATCGGGCCTGACATTTCATCGCCATATGAAATTGAAATATTTTTCTCATTCATGGTGTCTGTCATATGCTCACACCGTTCGAGAAAATTTACAGGCAATGTATCGTTTCCACCATCTAAGAAACAAAAATATTTCTTTTTCACATTCAGCATCGCGTGAACTTTGGCGGCATACAAGGCTGCGGCGGTCGGTTTTGAATATGGATAAACAGAAAGATTAGGAATACCTTCTATATTATTTCCGAGTGATATGAACTCTATATCAAGCATTGTCTATTTATTGATAAATAGTGCATTACGACAGGAAAATATATGCCACGCATTAGTCTATGGAATCCAGTCAAGGGAACCGATTATAATTTCGTCGATCGCACTATTGGAGAAAATTTCCGTATTGCAGGTGACGGTATTCTTGTACACATGTACGAGGGTCCGACTACGGATGCCAAAGGTAATACTGATACAGATGTTACAACTATTCAAGATGTATTATTCCTGGAGAACATCAATAGAAAATACAACCCGGATGTTATTGAACTTCGCGGACACTATACACCGCAGGATGTAAATTATGATCTTTCGCAGTTTGGTATTTTTCTAAGCTCCGATGTTATTCGTATTCAGTTTCATTACAACGATATGGTAGATGCGCTAGGTAGAAAACTTATTCCCGGTGATGTGCTAGAATTTCCTAACATGCGCGATGTTCCGTTGAATAGCGAGGTTGGCATCAATAGATACTATGTTGTCCAGGATGCCCTATACGCGGCCGGCGGCTACGGGCAAAAATGGTTCCCACATATCTGGCTGGTTCGTGCAAAAATGATTTCTGCAAGCCCAGAATACACTGAGATTATCAATCAGGCTGCTACAGGGCAGACTGCAGGCGGTGTCGGTCAGGGTATTGGTGTTATGCCAGAAGGTTTTACCGAAACATCAGATAAAAATGGCAATCCCGGAAACGGTTGCAATCCACAGATTATGAATGCATTAGACCTATTCTGTAAGATCACAAAAATCACAGACGAAGTTATTGTTGAGGCAGAGAAAAATGTTTTCTTTGATCCAAAGTTCTTCGAAAGTGCAAATCTTTACATTTACTTGGATCCAGAGACAGGTTACCCAATTATCGGCAGCAACTATTTCAGCGGCGACGGTGCACCACCTAACCTCTCTACAGATAATGAAAAGAATCTAGTGCCTAGCGGACCACTTGTGGGTGCCGGGGTTCAGTTTCCACCCGGTATGCTTGATGGACAATATTATCTGCGTATCGATTATTACCCAGAGCGTCTATTTCAAAAGCAGGGCAATTGCTACAAACTTATTGAGGTAAATGTTTTGAAGAATTGGACCGCATACAACCGCGTGCTAGATACATTCATTGATAACAACAGAGATACAGTCCTATCCGACGGCACTGTTGTTCCTGAAAAACAAGCTGTCTCTCAAGTTGTGAAACAGAAAGTTGATCTTTATGCAGAGCGTAAGGTACAAGTTACTGCGGCAGAAGCTGCACGATCTGCAGTGGCCGACGAACGCGCAAAAAAGAAACCTAACTAAGGATATAAATGGTTATCTATAAACACACATGCATTATAACCGGAAAGTGTTATATTGGAAAAACTATAAAAACCATGGGGGAAAGATGGGCAGAACATTGTACAGATGCTAAATATCATCCTCGTAGAAAATTTTTTGCCGCATTACATAAGTATGGTAAAGAAAATTGGATTCATGAAATTTTATTCGAATGTGATAATGAGGAATTATTAGCAGACAAAGAAATTGAATATATAGATTTTTTTGACTCTGTGAAGAATGGTTACAATACACTCAGCGAACGAACACGAACATATACACATCGAGAAGATTCTATACAGAAAATGAAAATTTCACAAACATTACGGCATGCAATGAAACGATTAGCAGGTACCGAGGGTGGATGGAAAAGAAAAGACGGTGGCGCCATGCTTGGCAAACCTCATCCACGAAAAGGAAAAGAAAATAAAAAATGGGATACCAAAGGGACCCGAGGATGGCGATTAGAAGACGGTAAAAGAGTCTGGTTCAACAAATAAGGAGGAGAGGAATGGATTTTTTTACGATTCACAACTAAGAAGATATCTTCTACAATTCATGAGAATTTTCTCTGACATAAAAATCAGAAACGGTCCAGATGCTAATGGATTGTATACCATCACAACCGTACCAATTTTATACGGTGATCCATCGTCTATGGTTGCTCAACTTATAAAGGGTGTTAGTGAAAATACAATGCTTCCTGCACCTATGTTCAGTGCGTGGATAAAAAATATCAAAATGGTGCCAGAAAGAAGGCAAGATACACAATTTGTCGGACAGGTGTCTACCATAGAAAGAACATACGATCCCCAAACACAAACTTATGGATCGGGCCCCGGCATTCGGTATGATGTTGAGAGATACATGCCTGTGCCATACGATATTACATTTCAATTGGATGTTTGGACAACAAATACAACAAACAAGTTGCAAATTTTTGAACAAATTGGTGTTATTTTCAATCCCTCCATACAACTTCAACAGAATGCAAACCTGTTAGATTGGACTGCTATATTTGAAGTGTTTATGGAAAACTTTACCTGGACAAACAGAAGTATACCACAGGGTAGTGAAATTGAAAGAGATGTAATGAGTTTTGAGTTCAAAGTACAGGCATGGATTAATCCACCAGCTAAAGTTAAGAAGAGTGGCCTCATTGCAGAAATTGTTACAAACGTTTTTGAGACTTCCGATATACCCGGCTTGGAGGCGGCACTGAGTAACGGTGATTATGATCCATTTAGGACATGCTTTAATGGTGTGCCAACGCAAATTATTACCACCGAGGGTAATTATAAAATTAATGTTTCGTCGGGGTTATTGGGTGACGAAATTACATTGCTACATGCTGGTGGTGAAGTTGATCCACCACTATATTGGCAAAATCTTATCGATATCTATGGACAAATTACGCCTAATATTACTAAGATGAGGCTGAAGCTTGATCCTAATATTGAAGTAGATACCCTAGATATCATAGGCAATATTGAATTAGATCCGTTAAGACCTAATGTGTTGTTATTCACCCCAGATATCGATACATTGCCGGCAAATACTATTTTACCTATCTCTGAAATTATTGATCCCAAGGAAGTTTCGCCGGGAAATGGTCTACCACCTGCTGCATCAGGACAACGTTATCTCCTAACATCTAGCGATAGTACAGGAGAAGAACCTGCAATACCACCGGGTGTATCTACAAGTCCTTGGGGCAATTCAATTGTAGCATATCCCAATGATATTATTGAATTTAATGGAATTACCTGGGTAGTAATTTTTGATTCACGAAATTCCCCCGGACTAAATTATGTTGTAAATAATGCAAATGGCATTCAATATACGTTCGACGGTACACACTGGACCTATACGTATTTTGGTACATACAGCCCGGGTTACTGGCGCATTGATAACATAATAAAACCATAATGGAAAATTCATTACTCTCTGACAAAACTGGTGTAGGAACCATTTTTGTTTCTGTCGACACCGGCAGAGTTCTTCTAAATCTTAGAGCACCACATAAAACACATTCAATGTGTTGGTCGCTCTGGGGCGGCATGATGGAAGAGGGCGAGCAGCCCAAAGATGCACTGTTACGTGAACTTACAGAAGAAATGGGTTTTGTACCGGATATAGAAAAAATTTACCCGTTTGATGTTTATCAGAGTAAAGATAAACATTTCAAATATTATAGTTTTGTCTGTGTAGTCGGGGAAGAATTTGTCCCTATACTAAATCAGGAAAGTTGTGGGTATTGCTGGATAGACCTTGGGCAATGGCCAAAACCAATGCACCAAGGTGCTAAAATTAGCTTTTGCAATTCAAAAGCAATTGATAAAATTAAACTAATTCTCAATCAGCACATCAAAGATGCCTGACTTCGTAAACAATCTCGAAGTCCGGGCAATCGTAGAACATCTGTGGTGTTAAGTTTTTGTTCTCTTTAATCATTCGCTCAAAATTGGCGAAATTTGTCTCATAATCGGGCTCTGCCATTAGTGCTGTTCGTACAAGTTCAACACAGCTGAGAGCCTTATCGCTTGTTAGATCAAACAGAGAATCGTAAGGTTTTCCTAGTTCTGTCCTAGCCTTGTCCATTACCGCAGTCCAGTGTTCGGCTGACATATTCTTAGGTTTTAACAAAACGACACCATGAACCATGAATACTAAATCAAAGGGCGAATAATGAACACCAGCACCGGTTGCTTCTACTAACCTAAAATCGTCGTCTGAATGTACATCATTTTCAAGGTTCATTAGAGCATGGGCCCAGTATGACCATTTTCCAGAAACTATCCAACTTGCTAAACCTACAAAGAAGGTAGATAAATGATTTTTTCTGTGCGTCAAAATAACATAATAGTTAGGTGTAAGATATTCTCTAACCTTTGTTAATTCGGTCTCTGTGAGGCCATCACTATAGCCCCAATGAATTTTTCCGATTGTAATAACAACCCAATTTGCAAAAGATTTCCATAATGACACAAAATTATTCTCCGTAAATTGCAGGCCAACCAGCATAGGAATTATACGATGCAGGATCCTGACTTGCTGACATTTCTTGCCTCTTCTGTTCTGCTACTCCGAATAAAATTGCATCTGAAGTAGCCGCTGCCATAAAAACCTGCATTGCCAGGGTTTGTGTCATTACCACAAATGCACCCGACATTGTTTTCCAATTGAGATTCTGTGGCAAATTGGCTCCCATCATTACCAGGGCGATTTGTTGAATCCGTGATGTTGTGTCAGAATGAAACCAATAATCAGTTCCATTCACATTTATTTTATATCCGCCATCAAGTTTACGGCGATCTCTCTCATTCTTTATCTCTTCCCATTTTATAAATCGTGTTTCTTCAAGAATTAGAGTATCTAGGTCTTGTTGAGAGGGTAACTGACCACCAGATATAACGTCTATATTTTCATAAATAGATCCATTGCCCGGAGCACTGAATGCAATTTCTGGGTAATATTTTGATAATACATCAACATATGTAATCATAACAGGATCTCCTGAATAACATAGGTTCCGGAATTAGTTGTCGATCCGAAGGCCTGGCCGGTGACGCCTTGGCAGTAGAAGACCGTGACTGCTGAATTAGGTCCAGCCCTAAAAGAATATGTTCTGGTTGTTGTTGATCCACTTGGAGCGGTTACTACCATACAGTAATTGTTACCATCACCTGTATCTGTTGTGAATCCTAGCATCTGTGATCCAATATTTGTTGTTCCTGAAAATATTGCACCCGAAGTAAACACATTGCTTGCAGAGTTCACGGTAAAAAATGAACTTACGGTAATAACAATTGTGCTATCAGCAGAAATAGGTGTAAACGATTGAGACCACAATTGAACACCTTCTGTACTTAATGGTGTTGTGTTGTCAAAGGGTATCTGCAGATTCGAAGATGTTGACGAAATAGTACCGACGACAGTCTGCAGAACTTTTCCTGTTGCTAACCATGCTGTACCATTATAGTATTCAAGGGCCGATAGGGTAGAATTGAATCGTGTCATGCCGGCGGCTGGCGAACCAGGGCGCTGCGCGGTAGTTCCAATGGGAAGTGTAAGTGATGCAGTGCCGGGTGCTATAAGATTATCGGCAAGCCCAACGGTTAATGATGGCAACGAACCTGTCACTGATGTTTGATTTGCGACACCAGAAACGGCATTAATGCCAGTTGTGGCTGTGAGGACAAGTACACCATTTACATCAGGTGTATCAAGAAAAGATAATGAACCAAGGACTTCTGCCATATTATTGTACCGGCCTTATATTTGAGTTTGCTATGGTGCTTGCATAATTGTATGTCAATGCTGTTCCTGCACCAGTATTTAGTAATGTATTTCCGTTGCCACTTACATCAGCACAAGAAACAACTGTTGAACCTTGTGCTAATTCATCAAATTCATATGATGCTAGAAGCCCATACGTGATTCCGTGACGGGCACCAAATGCAAGATATATAGATTGAATTTCTGGCTGTGTCAGTGCTCTTCCATAGTATCCATACCAATCTACCTGATATGCGGTTGTTTCATTTGTGGTTCCAGTAGGTGGATAACCATTTATATATACCTGTGTGAATGCATTTTCATTTACGGGTGCAACTACTGATGTCGCCAATAATGTATCATTTCTATATATCCTGCTTGTTGTTCCATCAAAGGTATATGTAACAAGAATCCATGTATTATCATAAGCGCCCATTGTGGCAGGACTATTCACGATAACAGAACCACCATACGTCCAAATAGATAAAATGTTTGCTCCGCGGGCGCCTATCTGAAGCCCGACAGTCGGTGTGCCCGTCTCCGGAACACCATCATAGAGTCCGACGAAACTATAGGTATTTCCACTTGACCATACCGCATTTATCCATACCGATATTGAATACGGAAGACCTGCAGACCTGAAATTTGTTCCGGTGCAATATAAATGACGATTTGATGCATTACACTGTATTGCCATTATGAAAATTCCACTGTTAATTCAACCATTAAGAAATTGGCCGCCAAGTTTGTGCCGGTAACACCAGAAACTCTTCTTGTAAGTTCAAATTGATATGTATTACCGGCAGTTAATCCAGCTGATGCCAATGTACTCGATGTCTGATAATATTGAAAATTAGCATTTGTAGGTATCGAGATGTTTGCCAATTCGGTGGCAGCCGACCATGCACCTACTGCTGCATTATTGGGTATTAATCTTGAATATATACGCGGCTGAACTACTGATGCAACGCCAGGCGCTGTTTGCGCTCTGCCTCGAATTTTATAGGTAACCGTGGTTGCACCTGTAGGAATTGAAACCATAAAACCAACACCTTGTTCGACTGTGTTACTAAACAAACGAACATTCAGCGATGCATATGTAGGATCTGTCGCTACAGGTGCAATGGCATTTATTGCGAAATCCGAATTTGTCGGTGTGTCTAACGAATTTGCAAAATAAGTGAAGCGCGAACCAATTGTAATATTTGTTGTACCCGACCCTGCATCAACTACACCAACTGCTTGACCGGAAAAGTTTAGTTTTGTTGCTGCGGCCGAAATTGTTACACCATCTTTAGCGGTAATAACCGATGATGGGGTTGATCCACCAGCGACAATCGACTGCCCATTAGCAATAACGACAACCTTTAATGTCCTGGTATTACCAGTGACTGTAATTCTTACTGTGTTTGCATCTGTGGTTACGACATTATTTGCGGTCACAATTGCATTCGTGTTCGTATCCCACAGTGTCACTACGACATTTGTGGTACCTAAATTATGTACGAAATCAGCCCTGTATGAACTACCGGAAATTAATGTCCAGGCAGTTCCGCCGCCGCTCGGAGAAACACCAATGTTACCGGCAGCATTTGCACCCATAACATTTGTGTTTACCCAATTTGTTCCATTATATGCAACAACCTGGGAAGCGGTCGGCGATGTTAGTACAACCGGTAGAAAATTTACCCATGTTGATTGATAAAATTCAATCTGTGCGGTTGTAGAATTATATCTTAGAAGTCCGGTAACAGGTGAACCCGGTCTCTGCCCGGTCGAGCCGGTAGGTAATACTAAACCACCTGTTCCCCCTATTGTTAAAGAGGATGTGGTGATTGGCGTAATTGTTTCAAGGCTGGTATCAAAATCCATTAGATAACCTTCTGCTAATTACACTATTTATCACATTCCATATATAAAGAGAAAAGCCCGGAATTTTCCGGGCTTTATTGGTAATTAGATATTAGTTGGTTACCTGAGTCAAATAGCAGGTTGCAACCCAGCGATAGGTTTGTGCATTGTTACCTGTAACACGAACCCTTAATGATCCATTTGTTGTATCATTACCAACTACAGGATCATTGCCTGCAACAATACTACCGATACGTGCGACAGTAGTTTTGGATGTTCCAGAAATTGTTGTAGTTCCTGCTGTTGCATCTTTGTAGATCAATCCTTGGAAAATCCACGAACCAAGACTGCCGGTTGCGTCAGTTCTACGAGCAACAATCTTTAATGTGAATGTCCAGGCAGAGTTATTAGGAAGAACGAGCCTTTGTGTTGCACCAGTACCATCAAGGAACAATTCAGTCTGTGTGTTATTGGTTGTGGTATTTCGAAGAACACCAATGACCTCTTGTGCATCACCGGCAGTGGCGGTATTACCGTTTGCAATTGCCTTTGTGCCGAAAATATTTGCACTGGTGCCTTGACCTAAACCAATTGCGTTCGTGCCGCTGGCTGCTGATCCATTTCCGATAGCCACAGCGTTTGTACCTGTAGCCGATGGGGTAGTTGGTGTAGATGGATTTTCTCTATATAATGAAAGTCCACCATTAGTTAATGTTACCCATGTTGGTGCTGCGGCACCATTAGATTGTAGATATTGCCCGGAAGTTCCAGCAGCAGTGATAGCCATTGCTGTACCTGAACTGTATACCACACCTCCATTTACCGCTGTTAAACTAGCATTTGTTCCACCATTTGCAAGTGCAAGTGTACCTGCGACAGTCACTGCACCTGTTGTTGCGGTGTTTGGTGTTAAACCTGTGGTTCCAAAAGAAATGCTTGTTACACCGGCATTTGCAACAGTAATTGAGCCAGAACCGTTGGTAATAGTAATACCTGAACCTTGTGTAAGGGTAGTTCTTGTAAATCCAGTTCCATTACCAATATCAATCTGACCGTTTGTTGGTGTACTTGTTAGTCCAGTTCCACCGTTTGCTACAGCAAGTGTTCCAGCAAGTGTGATTGCACCCGAAGTTGCGGCTGCTGGGGTAAGACCGGTAGTTCCGCCTGCAAAAGTAGTAACTGCTACAGATGAAAGTGCTGTCGGTGCATATGATGTACCTGCGGTCGAGTATAAGAATTGTCCGGCCGATGGTGCTGTTGTTGTGCCCGAACCGCCCAGTGTTGCAGAAACAGGACTTGTAAGTGAAAATTGATTGCCTGTGAGTGTTAGGCCAGTTCCTGCTGTATAGGATCCCGAACCTGAGAATTGTGCCCAAACAATGTTTGTTGAACCAATAGTTATAGGTGCGGCAGTTGTTTGTGTCCAACCTGTATCAGCATTTGCTGTACCTTGATCGACATAAACAGATGCACCAACTAATTCTGTGCCGGTGTCAGCATCACTGGAACGAACAGGGGCGCCCGAGGCTTGAACAATATAGATACCGTTTTCAGTCGGTGTTGTCTGATTCTTAATAAGAATTCTATCGCCTGTTGCAAGTGTCACGCCGTCGATTGTCTGGCCATTTGCAAATGCTGTAGCAAGAGTTCCGTTGGTAGTAGTTGCTGCACGAACAGCCTGTTTCCAAGATAGGCCTGCGATAGCCGCATCCACATAATTTTTTGTGGCCGCATCAGTGCCTGCCGATGGTGTATTAGAAATTGTAACACTGGCAAATGTAGGCGATGAGGATGTTGCAATATTCTGTGGCAAAGATAATGTTACCGCGCCTGTTGATGCTGAAACGTTTACTTGGTTTGCAGTACCTGTCAACGATGTTACGCCGGTGTTAGTAATTGTGACTGCGCCGGTTGCACCAGATACCGAAATACCTGTGCCTGCTACATTGCTTGTTACACCTGTATTATTAATCTGAAATGTGCCAGAACCTGTAGTAGTCGAAATACCAGTGCCCGAGGTAACTGTGAAAGGTACATATGTGCCACCAGTCTGACCGACAAGTAATTGACCAGCCGTAGGCGCGGTAGTTGTTCCTGTGCCGCCCGATGTGGCACCTAATGTACCTGCTAATGTTATTGCACCCGTTGTCGCCGTGGAAGGCGTCAGTCCCGATAATGAAGTCTGAAATGATGTTACAGAAACACCTGATAATGTTCCCCACGAAGGTGCTGAACCTGTTGTGGCAATAAGGACTTGACCGGTAGTTCCTGCGGCAGTCGATCCTACTGCACTTGTACTGTTACCATACAGAACTCCATTTTGTGTTAGTGTTGTTGCACCTGTACCACCGTTTGCTACAGCAAGCGTTCCTGTTAATGTTAGAGTACCACTTGTTGTAATTGGACCACCACTAAATGTTAGTCCTGTAGTACCACCAGACGCATTCACAGAAGTTACAGATCCACCAAAATTAGACCAGGCAGACCCATTATAATACTCCATTTGTGTGGCGGTTGTATTCCAACGCATAGCACCGGCGGCAAGGCCCGATACCGGCTGCTGGCCTGTAGTGCCTGATGGTAACTCAAGGGCACCTGTACCACCAATTGTAAGTATATTCGTACTGTCCGGTGTTATCGTTTCCGTGGTAAAATCAAAATCCATAATTTATTGTCCTCTATGCAAAATTCTTATTTCTATTATTTATGCACATTAATAAAAATACCCGGCTTGCCGGGTATTTTCAGTGTAGTTATAATTAGTTAGTTACTTCTGTTGTCTGTACTGTTGCAACCCAACGAATTGTTTTAGCATTTTCGCCAGTTACACGAACACGGAATGCACCAGTTGCGGTATCAACTGATACTGCGGCATCCCATGCTGCATTTGTTTCTCCAAGAACTGTCTTTGAAGGTGTTCCCACAAAAGTAACAGATCCTGCAGTTGCATCCTTCTTTACAACACCAACAAAGCGATAACCTGCGCCACCGCCAGTTGCATCTGTACGACGACCTGCAACAAGAATATCAAAGGTAAACAATGCGTTATCTGGAACAACAATTTGCTCTGACGTACCATTAATAAACAATTCAGTTAGGACGTTTGTAGTTGTTGTATTTCTTACAACATAAACACCGTGCTGGGCAGAACCAGGAGTTGTGCTGAATTGGCCATTTGCATATGCCTTCATTCCGGTAATTCTTGCATCTGTTCCATTGCCTACTGCAAAACCATCAGTAGCTGATGCTTGTGATGCACTGCCAATTGCTACGGCATTATTGCCGGTTGCGACAGGTGTGGTTGGTGTAACTGCATTTTCGGTATATAGCTGAAGTGCGCCCGACAGGTCATTGAACACCAAGCCACGGAATGTTGGTTGTGCTGCTCCACCAGATGCAGGACCTGCAAATACTAGATTAGCAGATTGTGTATTTAAGGTAATTGTGGCAGCTACAGAACCAGTTGTAGTTGTGGTAGGTGTTACTGTGTAGATTGGTGTTGTTGAATTGTCATTCAACGAGAATCCAGTTACACCAGTGTTCGCAATTGTTAGAACGTTTGCACCTGGTGTTACAGAAATGCCAGCACCGGCCGAAACTGTCTTGTATTCAAGTCCTGTAGCACCTGTATTGACTGCTAAGAATTGGTTAGCTGTTCCGATGGATGTTAGTCCTGTACCACCATTTGTTGTTGCAAGAGTTCCGGCAAGTGTTACCGCACCTGTTGTGGCAGTGTTTGGTGTCAATCCTGTTGTGCCTGCGTTGAAACTTGTAACTACTTCGGTGTTATCGATATCAATTGTGATTGATCCAGCACCATTTGTTACTGTAATACCTGTGCCGCCAGTGACTGTTCCAGCAACTGGAGGGTTTCCTGTAGAACCAATAAGAATCTGACCGTTTGTTAGCGCACCGGTTGATGTTACAAGACCACCTGTACCAGCATATAGAGCACCATTAGGTGTTAGAGTATCAACAGTCAACGATGTTGTTACTTCAACCGAACCTGGAGCAATAAATGTCGATGGAACACTTAATGTTACTGCGCCTGTCGAAGCTGAGACAGAAACTTGATTAGCTGTGCCAGTTAATGAGGTTACGCCTGTATTCGAAATAGTAATCGAGCCGGCACCATTGGCTACAGAAATACCAGTTCCTGTGCTTAGAGTTGCTAGTGTGTAATCAACACCGTTACCAATTAGAATCTGTCCATTTGTTGGTGTAGATGTTGTGCCTGTACCACCATTTGTTGGAGAAACAGGTGTAGTTAGGGAAAACTGATTACCAGTTAGTGTAAGTCCGTTTCCTGCTGTATATGCACCTGCACCTGCAAATTGCACGAATTGCAATGGGTCTGTGCCTAATGTCTGCACATCGTCAATCTGTACCCATGCTGTATCAGCATTTGCTGTACCCTGCTCAACGAATACGGCAGCGCCGTTAATTTCGTTAATCGGTGTTGTTGAATCCATGTCTGTGGATCTTGTTGGGGCACCAGAAACATTAACAGTATAGATACCATTTTCTGATTGAGTTGTTTGGTTCTTAATAAGGATACGCATGCCGGTTACTAATGTAACACCGTCAATGACATCTCCATTTTCAAACGATGTGGCAAGAGTTCCAGGGCCAGTTGTGGCAGCGACCACAGACTGTTTCCATGAAAGTCCATTTGCAAGAGCATCGGCATAATCTTTGTTAACTGCATCGCTGCCATTAACAGGAGCAGCAAGACCAGTTACAGTGTTTGTGCCACCCATATTTAGGTCACCGGTCATTGTATCGCCGGCTACGTTTACGTAGACGCTGTCAACAAGTGAAGTGATATCCGATTGAACTACTGCCGTATTTCCTGTTACACGACCAAAACCATCTAATGTAACCTTAACAAAATTACCTGTATTTGCTTGCGTGACCGATGCAAGATCGATAGTTGGATCTGCTGCAATACCATCACCGTTTGTTACTGAAATATTTCCAGATGTGCCCTGAATTGTTCTTGAAGCCCATGTATTTGTGCCTGTAGCCACAAGAACACCAGTTGTGTTGAAAGTGCCTAATGCTTGTAGACCGGCATCAAGCGTAAAGGTGAAAGTGCCCGCAGATGTGATTGGGGAACCAGTGACTGTTAGGCTTGATGAATTCGAAACTGCTGCAACAGATGTAACAGTGCTTGAAGATGTGGAAAGTGGTGACCATAGTGTACCGTTCCAGTATTCCAACAATGTTGTTTCTGTGTTATAGCGGAACATACCTGTATCAGGTGTGCCTGGTTGTTCAGCAGTAGTTCCCTTAGGTACGGTAATAGCACCATTACCGATGACAGTTAAGACACCTGCTGTGCCACCCAATGGTGGTAAGGTTGTTACATCAAGGGTTTGAAGTCCACCAAAAATCGCACCCGTATCAAAATTGAAATCCATTTATAATTGTTCCTTTAGTTTGTGACTTCGACTGTCTCGACCAATGCGACCCATCGTATAATTTTGCCATTTTCGCCCGTCACAGAAATTTTTAGCGAACCATTTATGGCATCTGCAGATATATTTATATCCCAACTTGGATTAGATTCAGCTAACACCGTCTTTTGAATCGATCCCTGAATTCCTGTAGTAGAAACACCAGATCCACGATAGATCACGCCTGCTGCTGTATACCCTGCATGACCGTCACCTAGATCTGTTCTGTGTGCTGTGACTGTGATCTTGAAAGTCCAGGTTGAATTATCCGGTAATACTACTCTAACCGAACCGCCCGTACCATCAACAAAAAGTTCTTGTGGGGCATTATTAATTGTTGTGCCCCTAACCATATAACGACCTACTTGTGCATCGCCGTTATTCGAAAATCTGCCACTTGCTTGTACAACTCCGCCTGGAATTCTAGCCAGAGATTGAAGACCGATGGCTAAAGAATTATTTGCCCCCGTCTGAGTTTCTGCGCCAGAACCAATGGCAACAGAATCAAGGGCTTGTGCTACGGGTGCGGTAAAACCATTAACCTTTTCACTATAAAGATTAGGTTTTGTTGCAATTACATTCCAACTTGAACCGTTATATCTATAGATTGCATTCCCATTTGTGACTGCCTGGTCAATATAGATAGCGCCTAGTGATGCTACGCCAACCGGTGCCCCAGTACCTTCTTGCATACTAGGCGCGCCGCCGGCGTTAATTACTTGTAGTTGATTTGTAACATTTCCAAGGCCGGCTTGTGCAGGCGTAATAGAAATTGGTGCATTTGTTGCTGAGGTTATCTGGCCTTTAGAATTTACAGTGAAAGCGCCGACAATTGATGAGGAACCGTATGTTCCTGCAATTACCCCAGTTGGAGAAATAGTTGTTGTTACAGGAGATAAACCGCTGCCTGTAACATCGCCTATAAGTGTTATCGATCCTGCTGATGGATTCTGCCAAGATAAAATTCCGGCGCCATTTGTTGTCAGCACTTGGCCAGAAGTTCCAGATGTTATTGGATAACTATTTCCTGTAATTACTACAGGATTACCGCCGTTGCTTATTGGAAAATTATTTGTATTTAGTGGACCACCGAGTGAGGGCGAGGTATCATCTACGACAAGAGTATTATGTGCTAATAACGAACTGACTTTGATAACCATAATGAATTCCCGTTACCCCGGTGTTTTCATTATTTATCACATTTTCAATAATTTATAACCAAGGAGTTTATACCAATGGAACACCTCTCCAGGCCCCATTTATGTAGATATATAATGTGGACTCCGAGGTGTCAACGTACATCGGTACCATACCGGGTATGGAATCGGGAGTACCAGATGGTGCGCCACCGGTAGATGCTGGTATATATATAAATCCGGCAGTCGAGGAATTTGTTATTGTCTGACTACCTACTGCCACACTTCCGTTTGCTGAAGTTAGAAATAAATTGGTATCGCCATCAACTGTAAGTGTTTGCCCAATCTCTGAAGAAATAAGACCGGGGACCGCTGTTCCTAGAGTTAGTGTTGACGTAATAGAATCATAGACAAAATTTGCACTCGATGTAACAGTTCCGGGCGATGTATCACCAAACACAACTTGTGTAGGGCTCACTGGCAACGGACCCGAACCACCACCTCCCATAATTCTCCATGTTGATGGTGCAACACATTCATATATAACTGTCGGCCCCACTACTCGCTGACCTGGTTGAATTGTAGGATATGCTGCATTCAGCTGTGGAACTGTCAGGGCATCATTTGCGGTAAAGTCAAGAGTAAATGGATAATATTCAAGAACATTTAGTGCAGAAGCACCGATATACATTCCAACATCCGGGGTCACTAGGCCTGACGGCCATGCAGCATTATTGATGAGTAGGACACCACCCGACGATACTGCAAGTTCAAGATTTCCGCCTGTGCCGGGAATAACATTTAGATCAATACCGGTAGGTGTAGTTATATTTCCTGCTGCAAGAGGGTCGTCACCGATATTCAATTGTCTTGAAACATTTGCTTGTCCGATAATACTAAAGTCCACAAATAAAGTGGGATCTGTAGCAGTATATCTAATTACACCATCTTGAACTTTTACTTTTTGCATAGAAGTACCTACCGTTTTCTATATTTATCAGAATTTTATAAAGTGCGATAGGCAATAAAATTCTAATAAATATGTAATAGAACTTCAGACTTATTATGAACTACAAAAAATTATATGAACAGATAATCAACGTTGCTAGAGAAAGATCTCTATTACCCGGTATATATTTTGAAACTCATCATATAGTTCCTAAGTCACTAGGTGGTAGTGATTCTGCATCTAACCTGGTAAAACTTACCGCTAAAGAACACTTTGTTGCACATCACCTTCTATGGAAAATTTATAGAAATAAAGAAATGACTCATGCATTTATGTTGATGTGTAACACTAAAAGAGGCGGTGAAAAGTTCAAAATCAATGCAAAAGAATATCAGCTACTAAAAGAAGACAATCGTAAGTTTAGAAGTGAATTTATGAATGGCAGACCTGGTAATAATTTAGGTAAGACATTGCCACAGGAATGGCGCGATAATATTTCTAAGGGGCAAAAAGGCAAACCTAAGAAAAAAGGAAATCCTTCTCCGTTCAAAGGAAAAACACACACAATTGAAACTAAAAGAAAGATTAGTGAAAAACGTAAAGGTATAGCAACTAGAACTGGTATTCCTTTTTCAGAAGAAACTAAGAAGATGATGTCTGAGAATAGAAAAGGTAAAACAAAACAACCCTGGTCGGAAGAACGAAAAGCTGCCAGATCAGAAATGATGCGAGAGTTACATAAGAAACGTAAACAAGAAAAAAGCCCCGAATAACGGGGCTTTTTAGTTTGTACCTTATAGTACCAATCTTTCGATCAGTAAAATTTCAAGGTGGTCGAGTCGATACCAACCTTCGACAAGTAATCCGCTGCGTTACCGAACGAATTAGCTGTGTTGGTTAGCTCTAGATAGCCGTAACGTGTCATGAACGAAACGACTGGCTCGAATGTTTGTGGATCCATAACAGGACCAACGCTCATCAATGGGATGTATGGGCAGTAGTAAGCTGCGGCGTCAGTTTCTGTAGGTCCCTTGTATCCGATAAGAACTGGATCTGCATCGCTTGCGTATTGGTTAACATAAACACGCATTGTGCTGTTCAATGTACCAACAAACTTTGTGTTTGTAGGTGCTTCGAATGTACCTTCTGTTGTACGTGCGAACGAAGATGTTGTTGCAGACTGAAGAATTGTCAACGCTGTTGGCGAAACAACTGCCCAGTTAGCAGCACCACGACGTGTACGTGCAGCGATAAGGTTAGCTTGCTGGTTGATCATAACTGCTAGAGCAGCCATTTCGTCACCAACGTATGTAGCTGTACCAGAAACCGCAGCTTGGTTGAATGTTGTCGGAGCAACAGGAACCAACGAACCAAGCTTGAATAGCATTTCTTGGTCGATTTCAACTGTAATTTCTTGTGCAAGAGCTTGCATGATTTCTGCTTCGATGTCGATACCGTGGATTGCGTTAGCATCTTGAGCAGCTTCGAAAGTCCAGCGAGCTGACAACTTACGTGTCTTAGCTTCAACTGTTTCCTTCAAAATTTGGATGCTCAACTTGTTACCTGGAACGCCTTCCATACGTGCTGTTGATGCTGCACCTGGGTCAGCAACAACTTCGTTACCCGAATATGCCTTAGCAATTTCGAATGGACCAAGTGCTTCTGTACCAGCTGTTACACCAGCGGCTGTGTTAGCGTAGCGAACACGTAGAGTGTGGATCTGTCCTACTGGACCTGTAATAGGCTGAACACCCATGATTTCGTTAGCGATAACTGTAGGCATAACACGACGGATTAGGGGTAGCATTACCTTGTTTAGAACTGCAATGTTACCAGCTTGTGTTGCACCTGCTGTTGCCGATTCAGCCAAGTAACGACGTGTATTTTCAAATACAACGTCCATCGACTGACGACGTGTGCCTGATAGGCCTTCTAGAAGGGCTTCTTTTGTTGCGCCCCAGTTTGATTCAAATAGCTTAGTTGCCATTATAATTTCTCCTAAATTACTTTCTGCCGGCTAGGGCTAAAATTCTTGCGAGATCCAACGATTCTTCTGTATCGCTGGGTTGAGCGACCTCCGCTCTGTTACCTGTTTTTGCAGACAATGTAGCTTCGTTCAACTGAGCCTTTGCAGGTGCAGGTTTACGGTCTGTAGCTTCATTTAGAACGCTTGGTAGATACTTGTTGTATGCACCTTGCAGATTCTTTGTCTGAACTGATTCAAGTAATTCTTTCATAACCCCCTGCTTGTCCTTCGACAATGGTGCAAGAAGTTCATTCATAACCTTTTGTCTTTCGAGAAGGTCTTGGGATGTCTTGATTTTTGCATCCATTGATTCAACGATTCTCTGGCTCTTCTGGACTGTTTCCTTTAGGGCCTTCATTTCTTGATCCTTGGACTCAAGCATCTTCTGCATCTTCTTGATTTCTGTACCTTCATTTAGATACGAAGTCATGAATTCAGCTGCAACGCTTTCAAAAATCTTACGACCAAAATCGTTTTCACGGGCGATACGAATATCTTCCTTGAACTGTGTGATTTCGGAACGCAGAGTCTTCTCAATGTTAGACTCGATAATCTTAGCGGCGCGCTTTACAAATTGTGCCTTTGTTTCTTGTAGCTTTGCCTTTCCTTCTGCAACCATCTTAACCTTCTGCTCAACAAGAGACTTCTTGTCTGCGCGGAATTCGCGGATTTCTTCCGCTAGCTGCTTCAATAGGAAATTCTCAAGCTTAGAGAAGTTTTCCTTCATAGCCTTCTTCTCGGCATGGAATTCTTTCATCTCTTTTGCTACTGCTTCTGTAATGAACTTGTTTAGAAGTCCTGTGTGTTCAGTTAGCTTGCTCTTGTAGGCAATGCGTTCTGCGACAAGTTGTCTCTTGTCTTCGGCGAATTCTTCGAGTTCAGCGCGGACTTTTTCTGTTAGAAAACGGTCCATTGATTCTACTAAGGTGCCTTTATCGTGTTCGAATTTACGTGCAAATTCCTCGCGGAGTGTTGCAGCTACTTCTTCACGTGCTTCAGCAATCTTAGCTTCCCAAAGACCAACAATCTGGCCCCTAGTCTCTTCGGACAGTCCAATGCTTTCACTCAAGATCTCATCAATTTTCTTTGCCATCTTGAGTTCTCCTTAAATTTTCAACTCGTTGATCAACTTCTGAACGTCTTTAAACAACTGTTTCTGGGCTGAAGCTTCGTACAGGGCACTTTTTGCAGTATCCATGACTCGGGCTCCACCCTTCATGTTGTATAGACTTTCATAGATTGTCCTAGGAAACGCATTAGGAGCACTTGGTTGCGCAACAATGTCAACAGTCACGATTTCAAACTCTGAAACACGACCGCCGTCATCAACGTTTCCAGAACCACGGGATGAAACACCCAACTTTGCGCCCGACATCAACATTGTCTTTACAATGCTACCCATCGGAGTTGGAATAATTTTCAACTTACCGTATCCGTCTGCACCTTCCATCCACATTTCTGTGATGAGGTGGCTAACGCGGTCAAGATTGATAGAAAGCTCTTCCGGGTGGTCAAGCTCTCCCATAACACTCTGTCCCGCTGCTAATTTTTCAGTAATGGAATTTACAGCCCTAGCAATTTCACGAACTGGATAAACACGTTGGTTCTGGTTTCTTACGTCACCCTGAATAAAGATCCCCTTCATGCAGAGATCTTTACCACCTGTCATCTTGTTATCTTCTTCGAAGAGCGTTGCATGAGCTCTGTCGAATGCGACAAATTCGTAAAGTTTATTTGACATGGCTATCATTTAAATCCTTACGCTGGCTTCTTGGTAAGTGGTGACTTTGTGAAGCCCTCACCGGATGCCTTGCCGCCTGTCCACTTTGCAGTAGTATCGGCCTTAACACCAGATGTCTTTGGCTTTACATTTACGTTGTCAGTAGGAGTGTCGTCCTTAGCTGAATCACCGTTGTACTTTCCATACTCACCGCCGGTTGCCTTGCTTCCCAATAGATTGTCTGGCTTTCCACCGTAGTCCTTCTTAGAAGGAGCTCTTGTGAATACTGACTTATCTTGTTCTGCACCAAGTGGAGTATCCTTACCAGTACCAACTAGACCTGCCTTACCCTTCTGACCGGTATCGCCTGTCTTGTTCAAGAACTTAGTTTCTTCATCCATCTTAGCCTTCTTGTCCATTTCTCCCTTCTTCTTCTCAGGAGCCTTGTCAAGCTTGCCGTCTTTCTTCTTCTCGTGCATTACTGCTACAACTTCACCGACAACTTGTTCGGTTCCGTCCATTGCAGGACCAGCTTCGGCGTCCATGCCGTCATCGCCAAAATCAGCAGCTAGATCAGCATGCTGTGGCTCTTGCATTTCTTCGCCCATTAGTGCATCAAATTCTGCACGAAGTTCAGCTAGTTGAGCTTCGAGGTCGTCGATGCGTTCTTCTGTACCTTCTTCACCAGAAGCAACTTCGTCGCCTACTTCATCTTCTGCTTCAGCGTCGTCGTCTTCGGCTTCGCCGTCGGCTTCTTCATCTGAGGCAATTTCTTCTTTGTCTGTTGCGATTTCGTCTGTGAAATCTTTATTTGGTTCTCCGCCAACTTCGTCGGATTCGTCGATCTTTTCATCATCAGTCTCGTCGACTTCTTCGTCAACGATACCTTCATAAATGACACGAGCTTTTTCAACGATAATTTGATGGAGAAGTTCAGCAGCTTGGTCTGACTCTTCCGATAGAAGTAAGTCCAGAACCTGTTCAAGCTTTTGTTGTTGTGACATGCCAATCTCCTTGATTAGTATAAAGTTCCAAAATCCATGATTTCATGGTATTCTAGGTATTTAACTCGGAGACGGTTTATATAGGGGGAAATGGCCATAAAAGAGGCCATTTTTGAGTTTTGGGAAAGGCAGCTTTATTTAGTCTCGGTCAGGTCGAGATAAAAAACCGCTTTATAGGCCACCTTGATCTGGCGGCGGAACCTGACCATACATGTCTGGCAAGAAATTTAAATGTTGAGCTTTTTCATACTTTTCGGCATCGCGTGCCTTCCTCAACTTCTGAAGGTGGGTCATAGTTAGGCGAGGACGACGAGTATCATCCATTCTAGCTATGCCCAACTGGTCATCAGCTGGGTCATAAAATTCAACAAGTAAGTCTTTTGCTTTCATGTATGTATTTATTATTGTTGACCAAAATTATCAATTTCGGAATCAGAAACACCCGGACCGCCATCGCTTGCAGGCATTTCTTCTTCAGCATCAGGCACCATTCCTTCAATGCCCGAACTTGTGATACCCACATCAGAAAGTCCTGCTGCTGGGCTGCTACCCGAGGTTTCTGGCGCAAAGGTCTTAGTAAGTCTGCTACGCTCTTCTTTCCACATGCGCTCGTTTTTCTCTAATTGAGCTTCGGTCCAACCTAAATATTCTGTAAGAATGTATCTCTTAGATACAAACGGAACGTCGAGCAATGCAGTGAAAGTGTTAATTCTTGCAGAGTCTAGTTCTAGCTTTCTATAATCTGAGAAAGATTGTGCTGGAGTAAATTTCAGGTTAAAGAGACTATTGTCAATTGTAATTCCACGACGCTTTAAGAAAAGCTTAAATTCTTCGTCAAGCGGTTCTACAACCTTATCTTGGTATCTTGTCACAACCTTTGAAAAACGATATTCCTGCATGTATGCAGTGCCAAGTCTACCATCGTTTACTGTGGCTGTTCCATCCTCAGGGCCGGTCGGCAAATAAGAACTCGGTACACCGAGGGCACGAAGCATCTTATTATTGAAATAGCGTAGATCGTCGATGTCTCCAAGATTTTCACCACCCGGAAGAACTTCAACCTTAGATCCACGCCCCTCGCTTGTTACAGCAAAGAAATAATCTTCAAGAATTGACATAGGATTATATGTCGAATCAACAATGTTTGCGCCACCACCGGTTCTGCTTGGAATACGTTTTTGTTGAACTTCATAACGAATACGTTCAAGGTACTGTTGAGCCTTGTTAGGAGGCATTGTACCGACGTCGATAAAGAAAACACGGCGTTCCGGAGCACGGTGTACACGATAAATCAAAATAGAATCTTCAAGCAATTCTTTTTGTTTGTAAACCTTGTAAATCTGTTCAAGGATACTCAAGCCAAATGGCCAAGCAGCATTCATTCCATCTGTAAGGGAAAGATGAACAATGTGTTCAGCATCGACTGCCATTGCTCCACCATCTTGATAGTTTGCTGTTCCTGCACCACCATAACCACCGGAAACATAATTCATATTTCCTTGCATAGGTGGAGAAAATACAATGCTGTTAGAACCAAATGCTTCGTTTGAAAGCTTGTTCAACTGGTTAGTTGCAACAAGGCTTTTCATGTTTAGATCAACATCCTTGATAAAATAACTTTCAATTTTTTTACCGTCGGACTCATTGACAATAACTTTTTCAACCTTAGCCGGATCTATCCAGTAAAGTTCAAAAGTTTGCGGATCTCTTAGGAAAAACTGGTCTCCGTAAACCAATGTAGACCTAAACATTCCCCACAAACGCTTTGTTAGTTTGTTTAGTCTAATCCATTGCCCTAAAGATTTTTCAAGAATCTGAATTTCTGATGGTGTAGGTTCGTCGTTATATTCAATAACAAGTGGTAACTTTGTTGTTTCGTCTAATTCGGTACCAAAGTCAGCAATTGTATCAAGGGCAGCGTGAATTTCATGATCAAAATTCATTTGATCATAAACTGCATATCGCTGTAATCTGTCGGGTGGGCCGGAATACACCTCCGGTAGCCAGTTGCTATATTTTGCAATAGATGCATAGGCAGATGTACTATCCACCACTCTCTGTTGCACTGGTAGAACCGAATTTACCGGCTTGAAGAATTTTTTCCAGCTCATGTTTGATTTCTTGTATATTTTAGAATGTCACTATTGACAGATACTAATTTGTTGGTTGCAAGTAAAAGTTGCTCTGTGAGAGCATTCTGAAACGCTAACATGCTATTTATGTCAGAGTTCTTAGGTGGTTTCTCTATTCCGGGACCTACAGGGGTCGATGGTGTTTCGGCTACTCCTGCCGATGTATCAGCTTGTTGTGCAGGTGTAGCTGGTACAGCAGATGGACTGTTTATAGTCGTCTGAGCTGGAGATTTAGGTACAGAAATTTTAGTAGAGCCAGTGATTTCTGCATCGGGAAAAAGTTTTTCTTTTAGACTATATAGAGCTGTTCCTAAAGTTTCACCCTTAGTACCTGTTATAGATTCCATAAGTTCATTTATTTTAGGATTTATAATTTTGTCACCAAACTCAAACCCTGCGACACCCGACGCTGCAAAACCCCCAGCAACACCGAGGAATCTAAGCAGACCACCCAAAGATGGTAAAATTCTACCAAACGCACCAGCTGTATTTGAAACAATACCCGCTAGTTTTGTGCCGGCGTTACCGAATAAACTTGTAAACGTAGAAATGCCCTTTATTGCACCTAATAAAGTCGCACCAAATCCCGTAATTATTAGACCTGTACCGATCCAACTTCTTGTTGATCCCGATATGTTTTCGACACCAAATTTTACAGCACTATTGAAAGCTTCAATAGAAGTTGTTACTGCATTCAATTGTGCTTCGAGCGGATAAAATACTTTCTGTGTTGTGGCGGCAGCACTTTCCATTGCTGATTGCAATTTTGCAATAGAAGCCTGCGATTTGATTGCCGCATCGGTTTGCTCAGACGTTGCTTGAGATACAGGGCGACTTGCCTGATATAATTCATTTATAAGTTCAAGCGATTTACCAGCACTTGCATTACCTGCCTGAGCCTGTAATCTTAGAACCTTTAGTTGCTGATCAGATACGTTTTGCATAATCTGATCTAACTGTTTTCTTGCTTCAACTGGATCAAGCTCAGGCAGTTTTCTTGAAAAATTCAAGAGTTGATTACCAAATGTTCCTAAACCAGATTTTGCCAAATCTTGAAATGTTGAGTTCAATGCAGGCACTGTGTCAGATGCCATTGCTGTAAATTGTCTTCCAAGATCTTGATTTTTGAATGCACTTGCAAATGCGGTTAGACGTTCGGCGCCTTCTTTTCCGTATTTTGCTGCCACAATTGCAATATCTGTACTAGAAGAAATTGCTTTATTGTTGGCTAATAGTTGTTCCCTTGACATACCTACAGTCAAAGAAAGCTTTGTCATCATTGTGCCGAATCTTAGTGCATCATCAGCAAGTTCTTTTTCTGAACGCCTTCTAAGATCACTGTATCCTTGTGCAGACTCTGTATACGCACCGAGTAACTCTGCAGATTGCTTAGATGAATATCCTACCTCAGCAAGATTTTTTTGCGCCATTCCAAGAGATTTTGCAAATTTTGTAAATCCTACCGCATTTATACTACCTGAATACTTTTGCGCAACCTCTTGAAGATTTTCTAATCTAATACCGGTTAGATTTACGACCTGGTTCAAGGATTCCATGCTCTCGCGAGTAGAGTTGTTTCCAGAAAGTAAATTTACACCAGATTGAAATAATTCATCAGAAGTTTTGATATATTGTTTGTCAACCTCTAATACGTGCTGACCTATCTTAGCAAGACCGCCAAGAACATATAAAACTTTTTCAGTGACACCCTGAAGCTTTTTACCTCTTACAAGACTTTTTTCATCTTCTTTATCGATGTCTTTTCTTTTCTTTCCTCTTTTTGTTTCTTCTTCGTTTGTCTTTGCAATTGTTCTAAACAACTTATCAAGAGCATCTTGATTTTTCTTTTGACTACCTGTACCTTTACCTGCATTTCCAAAGTCATCAATTGCATCAAGCATTTCTTTTTGCAATTCAACACTCTTGGTAAGCAATTTAGCTATTTGTGCGGCGGTTTTCTGAGTAGCCCATGGCGGAATACCGTCAAGTGCATCCTTGAGTGCTCCGGATTCTGCCCCGGTAATATGTACTTGATTGATATCAGCCATAAATTTCTTGATTATGTCCCGTGATAAATAAAAGAAACAATAGTATGACTATTTATCAAAATATTTTCAGAGGTAATCCATGGAACAAAATTTACAGCAAAATCCACTGAAGCAATATTTCAGAGCGTTCAAAATTTGGATGAGATTGCCAAGCGGTACATCATATTACCCGGAAGGTTCAATTGCATTCTCTGAAAAAGGCGAAATTGGCATTATGCAGATGACTGGTAAAGACGAACTTATCTTGCAGAATCCTGATGCATTGCTAAACGGAGAATCACTAATCGAGGTTATTCAAAGTTGTGTACCTGCAGTAAAAAATCCAAGAATACTTCTAAGTAACGACATTGATGCATTGATTACTGCTATTAGATATTGCACATACAACGATAGTCTTGAAACAAACTTAATCTGTCCTTCTTGTGGCACCGAAAATACCTTCAAACTCAATTTGCAACATGCTCTCGATCATATGGAATATTTAGAGCCAGAATATGTTGTAAATCTCGACACCGGTGTTAGTGTTTTTGTAAGACCTTATGCATTTCCAGAAATTCTCGAAGGACTTCAGGTAAGATTCGAGCAGACAAAAATTACAAGAGCAATGGAAAGCTCAAATATGTCAGACTCACAGAAGTCAGCAATATTCAACACCACCTTCAAGAAGATTGCCGAGACTACGTTCAACCTAATGGCGAACTCTGTTATAAAAGTTGTCGATGAATCAAGAAATATAAATGTTACCGACAAGAAATTTATCAAAGAATTTCTTTATAACATTGATAAAGGCAGTGTTGATAAAATTAGTGATCTAATCAAAGAAATCAACGACATTGGAATAAAGAGAACATTCACAGCCAAATGTACAAAATGTGAGCATGAATGGGAAAGTGAAATTGACTTCAATCCGGTAAATTTTTCGTAAGGTCGCTAATCACGCTGCCTCCCGAAGAGTTAGCCGACCTAATTGACAAATACGGGAAAGACTCTCAAGCCCTAAAAAAGCAGATTGCAGAAATTTGTCTATATATGGAAGGCGGAGTCGAATGGAATACAGCCTGGGGTCTAAGTTACGAAGATAGAGAAATTTTAGTAAAGGTAATCAACGCTAAACTAAAAGCTGAGAACCCTGGCGCTAAGGAATATATGTAAGAGGTAGATTATGCATAAAAAGACTGATATCCAAGATTTAGACATCCCTAAGGATGATATTGAATGCTGGGAAAGATATCCTAAACATCATTGGGTATACGATCTTTCAAGATTGCTCGATGCTCAAAATATAAAATGGAGTCCTTATGAGACTGAATCTCTGCCTGATAGAGAACTAAACATGAGCTTAGAGACATCACAGACATGTGTTCGTCAGCCCGGTTATATCTTTGTAAAAAAGCCAAATTTAGAGGCAACTATAACAGAAGTGTATGTTACAAAGGGGGAGATAAAACTCATGCGTCATATCGATTCTCTTACACGAAAAGAGTTACCCGGAATCAATGGCGAAATAGAACTACGCATTAGCGCATTTGTCACAATTTATTTTCAGAAGTTCACAGGAGTCATCTCAGTAGAGTCATTGGGATCTGATATCTATTCAATGCGCCTAAAGCCATACTCAGACCTATCCCAAGAAACAAATGCAGAAGTTATAAAACTCATAAAGCGCATGTTCAAGAAGACTGAAACAGTAATCGGTCTGAAAGACCGAGCCCTTCATGAATCACTCGCTTCGTAAACTACGCTCGCAATTCATTTCGTGCTGTTTAGGAGAAAGAGAAGTTTTTTAGAAAATAATATTGACGGTGGAGTCAGAGAAAGGGTATCGTAGCAAAGCCTAAAAAGACAGTGCTACGATACCCTTCATCTTAGATACTTGACAGCATCATCAGAGACTGAAACAGACTATTTTAGAAGCATTGGATTGATTATGTCAGCTTCTCGCTATTAGCGGCCTGTTAGGGGGACGAGTAAGACTACTTACACAAATCCTCGTGGTATATCGCAATTCCTCTTCAGCCAGTAATTGCACCACCTGCGGGCCATACCTTTCTTTCACATACCCACAGCAAATTTCATTTCACTTCACTTACGTAGGATGCATGGTACAGCCTGGTCAAGGGTCCGTCCTATTTCTTTGAAGTTTGCCATTGCACACCCAATGGACCTGGCTGTTGCGCTCCATTCCGAACGACACGCCGGCGAAATTATTACCTTGGCTCGCCAACCTTTATTGTGATTTAGTAATTAGAAAAATTTGGATTTTATTTTTGAGACTTGGGTTTTGTGTATATAGAAAATTTTTGTGTAAACCTATACGCTGATGTCCTTGTACGTTCACGGGTCGCGTCACTCCCGCTATCTATTTTGAGTTATTGTGCTTGAACAACTTTTTGTTGTTACACTATTTTAGCCCTGCGAGCAAGACAGGGCTAATAATTTTGGTCACAGCATTGCACTGTGACTTAGAACTCTCTTGTAGGATCTGAAACAAATGCTCGAAGTTCGTTTACGCGCCTCATCCAGCCATTGATAAATCTAGACTGCGAAGGATCCTTTGCTACAATGTTATTGTAGAATTGTTCACGTTGGAGACATACAGACTCACAAAGAAGAAAAACATCAGCTTCGTTTGCTGCTTTGAGCGTTACAGGACCGATAGAACCATCGTCTGTTAGTCCAAGGGCACGCTGCAAGAATTTTGCTGCTCTACCAGGGCCGCTATTCACTGCAATATCAAAATGTAGTGCTGCATAACGACCGGGCAATTGGTCACACTTTGATGCAAGCCAGTATTTCTTGTAATAGACATCTTTTGCTTCTGCCCATGTAAGATTTGTAATATCTAACTCTGGATTTGCATTTTTTGCAACACCAAATTTAGTTTCACCGCCACGATCGAGTGGGTCGTTAACATATCCTACGGCTTTTTTCTGTGCAGGTGTGGAGATTAGACCGGCCTCAACCTCTGGTGTTAATTTCCAGAAGCCACCGACTTCATACAACATTGCATGATCTACTGCTTTTTCGAATGCGGCTGAATACATCTTATTCTCCTTTGTTTCTACCTATTTATGGACCTAGATAAATAATGAAAACAGGGGTTATAATGCCATCAAAAAGTAAAGCAAAAGGTAATGCATGGGAATTAGAAGTTTCTAAATTTCTAACAGACACCTATGGTGAGACGTTTATCAGAATACCGTCATCTGGTGCGTTTGTGGGTGGCAAGAATAATGTTCGAAAAGAGATGTTAGGCGACGCGCAACTACAGAGCAAGAAGGGTGATATTCATCCACCACAAGATTGGAAACACTGGAATATAGAATGTAAAAGCTATGCCGATTTCCCATTTCATCAACTTTGGTATGCAGATGTAAAAATCCTCGACGCCTGGATTCAACAACAGAAGGACGTCGAGGATGAGGGGGATCTAAACTTGATCCTGATAAAAATTACTCGAAAAGAAAAGTGGATTGTGTTCCCGGCAACTCTAGAATTTCAAACTTCTCGCTCATTTCTATATAAGGGTTGGCAATTTGTTCATTGGGAAGATTTTTGGTCTCGTCCACAAAATCTGGCATTGGTGAAAAAATATTCGGTAGAAGGTGTGGATTTAACTGATAAAATTTCTCATCAGTCATCTGAGACAATTCATCAAATGAGTCCAGCCTAAACTTTTCAAACTGGTTAAAGTATCCAATCTTTGAATCTTTATATTTCTTTGGGCGCTTTTTACTCCAGGTAATAATGTAGCGTTTCTTACCTGCATTTTGCCCATAGCATTCTCTTGCCATGGACTTAGCATAATATTCTGGCAGATATAAAAAGGAAACCGCTTCGGGAGAAATAGGATTAAAAATAGTTAATCTAATAGATCCCATTTTACCTTCTACATTTCCAATTTCAGCCTTGCCTGTTTTTATATTGACAGTTCCTGTCTTTGAATCCGAATTATCGATATCATTGAAGTCGCGACCAGCTTCGTCAACAAAATCAAATTTTCCAGATTTAGCAATACTATGCTCTATGAGATTTTCTACATCTAATGCCTTAGGATAATTTTCTAATATTTTCAATGCACATTCCTGCATTAATATATCTTTAAAAATATCGAGCTTCTTAAAGATAATCTCGCGCATTAGTATTTGATGTTTTGTTGTATTATTCATTTGTTTCTGTATTCTCGAGGCTTGTGAAACCGCCTTCCTTAACTACTTTCAGCACATTAGAAACTCTACCCACAAGTTCATCTCTGTGAGAGATTAAGAAAATATTTCTCTTATGCTCTCTACCCATCTTCTTCAAAATAGCCAGAGCCGATTCGACACCACTGGAATCAAGTCCAGAGTCAATAAGTTCGTCAATGAATAACAGATTGATTTTATCATTCATTGATTCAAACACATCGCGGAACGACCAAGACAGTGATAGAATTAATCTTGTGCGTTCCCCTCTGCTTAGATTATCAAAGTCAAACTCTTTACCGTACATTGTGATTTCTACTTCTAGGTCAGATTTGAACTTCACTGCGTGAGGTAGACCAATGTCTAGCAGATAATGTGCTAGTCTGTGATTTAGATAGGCTAGGTTTTGATCAATGATCTTCTTACGAATAAAGCTATCTTTGTTGGTTAGTAACTTCAATAGGAATTCTTGATGATCCCTAAGTTTTACCAATTCATTAAGCTTTGTAAAATCAATTTCTTGTAGACCGTTTTTCTGTAAGGATTCAATTTGATCTACAAATGGATTTAGTGTAGATAATTCCTGTTCAAGGCTATTGCCCAGGGTGCTGAGCGTACTCTTATGATTGTATGCCTCATCGAGAGTTTCATAGAAAGTGTCCGGCATTGTAGGAATCATTGATTTTACAGACTCCACTAATGTCTTTACTTCATCCCTCTTTGCAATTTTTTCAGCAAGCTTTCTTGCTTCCTCTTCTTGTTGCTTTAGATACTCGTCATGAACTGCCTTATGAGTATCCTTATCCATTTCTTGACTACATGTAGGACAGATTTTTTGAACAGAGGATGTGAGCAACCTTGCAATCTTTGCATTATTTTTGGTTGAACTTTCGACATCTTTTTCGAGTGCGGCAAGTTCTTTTGCCAGCGAGCGATATTCTGATGTTAAGTCCTCAATGTCTTTCTTAGACTTGTGAGATTGAATTTCAACATCAATGTCTAACGAGAGTAACTCTGTAATAGACGCCCGGAGTTTATTGATTTTCTGTTCCTTGGACCTATCCCACGCCGATGACTTTGTAACCAGGCTTTGAATATTTGCCTCGATTCGCTTATTTGCCTCAGTGGCTGCAGAAATTCTAAACTCTTCCTCTTTAATCTCGTCTCGTGTAATCTTTGCTTCATCCTTTAGCTTTTCAGCTTTCTCAGAGAGTTTCGTAATACCGAGTAGTTGCTCAATAATCACACGCTGATCATTTGTCTTTAATGCAAGAAATGGCTCAACATAGGTATTCAATGCAAGAATGTGTTTGAACATGTCATGCGAAATACCGATAGTTCTCTCAATTTCTTCTTGGGTATGACGATTTTCGCCCTGTGCATCGTCAGTTTCGCCGGTAGTGTCGTCTTCTTTTTCTTCGCCGACAATGAACCTAAAGATACCGGGTTTGCGTCCGCGCTCAATTTTGTAAGATTGACCATTAATTTCAAACGTAAGGGTGACCAACATGTGCTTCATGTTGGACTTATTGATTAGGTTATCTTTCTTGATGTTGGTGAGCGCAGATCCAAACAATGCATAACTTAATGCATTTACAATTGTGGATTTACCTACGCCGTTTCTGTTATCATTGCCACCAAGGTCAAGATTTTCACCAAGTACAAGAACAAGATCATCTTTACTGAAATTTATAGACTGAGTAACGTTACCGATACTCATGAAGTTTTTTATTGTTAACCCATTCAGTTTAATCATGCATTATAGCCTGTCGTAAATTTCTATCAGTTTATTTGTATCAAAAGAATCACTATCAATGTTTGTTAACTGTTCAATAACAATTTGATCAACGGTTTGAAAAGTAATATCTCCGGAATAATCTTTCTAGAGTTCGTCTTCTTGATTGCGAATTAACTTAAATTCACGAACATCATATTGCTCAACAAATGTCTCTCTAAGAAATGTGGCCTCTTCGTAGGTAATATCTAAATCAAGCATTACCTGAAGGTATGTTTTGGGCTTTAGATATATCTCTGGATTTTCGAGAAGAGCTGATAGATTTATGTTGATGAATCGCGGACCATTTTCATAGTTCACGTATTCTGGTTCTTTATCCCATTCAAGGAACATTGCACCTCTATCAAAGTCCCAGACGTCAGAAAAGTTATGACCAAAGGGATTACCGATATATTCGATATTTGATTTATTTTGTCTCTTATGAAAGTGTCCAGAAAAGACATAGTCCTGATGCTTAAAGTGAGATGTATTTAATGCACCATGGTCAGGCATTTCTACCATAGCATTCATTTTGAAGCCGGGTAATTCAAGGTGTCCAAATAGATATTTGGTCTTAATCTCAGCCACTTCCTTCCATTCTTCATCTACGAGCCAAGGGATAAGTGCTACATCACCCTCAATGAATGGCTTATCAACAAGAACAATGTTTGGGAATTCGCTACCCACAACCATAGAGTGAATGTCACGCTTTTCTCTATAGAAAAGATCATGGTTCCCCACCATGACGTATGTTTTCTTAAAGCCGGCATTAAGCTTTCGCAGTGCCTGCATCGTATAGTCGAGTGTAAGAATATTGATGTTTGATCGGTGATGGTGCCAGTCACCTAAAAAGAGGCACGTTTCCGCACCCCTTGCTTTTGCTTCTGCAATCAGCCAGTCAATAAAATCAAGGCAATCTTGATTATGCTGCTTCGAATTGTGTCTCAATCCAAAGTGTATATCGCTGAAGCATGCTACCTTCTGAAATAGATTAGTTGTCATCTCTTACGGAATCCTGTGCATCTTCACGAAGTCTTCTAATTTCTTCTTCAATTGCAAGTTGACGCGAGAAGCTCGGGCTTGCGCCACTGTCGATTAATAGATCATCGCGTAGATCTTGATTCCTTTTTTCAAGGTTAAGAACTCTGGTAAAACTGTTAGAAACACTTGCTGTATAGTACGAGAATGGATTATCTGATTTATATTCATCAAACTGTAGACCCATCTGTGCAAGTTGTAGCAATGCCTGACCCTTCATTTCTTCAAGATATGTATAGCCACGCCAGTTACTTCTTTGAGCATACTTATTGACCATAAGTATGAACATTTTTGCAAGCTTGTTAGTAATAGATCCGCGTTCGAGATTGAATTTGCCATTCTTAGAATGCGATCTACCAACTTCCTTAGCTACTCCATTCTCAATGATATAGTGCTTGAATGGTGCAAAATTTAGCTTCATGTAATTATCTGCTTCACTCTTTGGATTCTTTTTTCTTCCAGGCGCCAAAGGAATGTGCTCAAATGTTAAGACTCTGAAAACTAAATCATCAACTGAGATAGTCTCGGGTTTAATTTTAAATTCAGCCAAGCGCGGCTTATCGGCCTTTGTTGTGATAACAGTATTGGCCAAGGCTGCCTCGAAAGCCAAAACTGCCAGACGCGATGCCCTTGATGCTTTTGCTTCTTCTTGCTTCTCGGGGACAAAAATATCCTCAAGCTTCTCTACAATCAAGTCATAGTCGCCGTACTTCGGATCAATATATTCACTAAAAGAATTTTTACTTTTATGAATTTCGCGGAGCATGTCCTTGTTATTAAGATAATTGATCTTCTTTACAGGAGCAGCTATGACAACCTCTGGTTCAATTTCAGGCTCAATATCTTTGTCTTCTTCAATATCCTCAATAATATCAAGGATATCTTCATCGTTCTCATTGTCAATCATTTAGAAATTCTCCAGAAATAGTTTTCGTTAGTATAGACGGTCTGTAACAATTCGTCAAGGGTTTCAGGATAAAACCCTGTTTTATAAACCAAGATAAATAAGCAAAAGGAGACAAGCATGCCACAACAAGACTTCCGTGCCCGCTTACAGCCAAAAGATATAAATTCTGCACAAGACATTCTTGGACCAAGGGATCCTTCTAACCTCCTGTTTCCTTTGTATCAAACAAATGGTGTCCTATTTCCTTATACACCATCAGTGACAACTGGTAACGTCGCCGAATACGATCCGTCAAGCTTCATTCATTCGAACTACGGATACAATGCATATGTGAGATCATATCCTAAGCCAATCAGTATAACCGCCGAATTTACAGCGCAGACAAATGAAGAGGCCCTTTATTTATTGGCGGTCTTGCATTTCTTCCGATCCGTTACGAAATCTTATTTTGGTATTAATCCATATAATAAGGCAGGAACACCTCCCCCTGTTTTAATATTCAACTACCTCGGTGATTATCAATTTAATAATGTGCCGGTACTTGTAAAATATTTTGATTATACCTATGAAGCTAATATCGACTATGTTGCTGTGAACACATCTACGACAGGTGCAACGACTATTGTCGAAAATCGCCGTGTAAGTCTTCCACCAGGTTCGTCGTCCGGATGGACTTATGTGCCGACACATATTACAGTTTCATTAGAATTAGATACTCAATATATTCCTATTCAGTTACGAAATGAATTTAATCTAGATGAATTTAGGACAGGCAAACTTATAAACAAAGGATATATTTAATGGCACAAAATTCAAAAGATACAAGTCAATATCTCTTGACGCCAATTCGCGACTGGTATCTTGATGTTTGGGTTCCGCGAAATGTGCCTAAAAGTGACTTTGATAAGATAATTAGAATTCCACCGGAATTCAATCAACGCCCAGATCTTTTAAGTCAACAAGAATACGGAACACCGAGGTTGTGGTGGGTATTTTGCATGAGAAATCCGGATCTGATGAACGACCCAATTGAAGATTTTCTAGCCGGTCTTGAAATTTATATTCCTACAAATATTCTAAAGCAATAACATGGCTAACGATAAATCATTTATGAAGCCCGGCGGAGCAAGAAGGGGCGGAAGTGCTACTGAGCAACGCCTCAGTGCAAGAGTGGCCACAAGCGATGGCGCACCCAATGCGGCAGGATACGGCAGAGGATCCTATGTCGGATATAAGCCGCCGCAGGATAGCAACGAAACTAACGTTTACTCACACGAGGGTAAAAATTACAAAGACAATCCAGTAGAAGATACAGAAAAAATCATTATTGATTTCCAGCCTAATATTCTTGATCACTTTGATGCTGTAACATATCATTGGAAACTTTTTATTGTTTCGCCCGCAGCAGCATCAACAGGTGCTATTTTTACCAATACTAATCAAATTGTAATTGCTGAAAGCGGTGTATCGGACCTGACCATCGATAAAGTAGAGATGAGGGGTGTGGCAGTACCATCGCTTGAAGCTGGCACTGGAACCCAGACAACATTCAAGTTTGAAATTGTTGAACCATCCGGCGCAGGCCTTATGGATAAAATTTTCTATGAGTCAGTCTCATTAGGAATTGGAAACTGGCTCGTAATGCCTTTGTATTTACAATTAGAATTTAGGGCAAGAACTCCGGACACATCGAATGCTGTAACAGATGGCGCACCTAGTGCCATAAGTGGAAAAAGATGGCTTTGGCCAATAAAGATGACTGGCACAAAGGCCAACGTTACAACAGTCGGTACACGATATGAATTCGAAGCAGTATCCTACAACGAATACGGCCAGAGTAATACTAACTTCTCAATTCAACATAACGTTACTTTAACAAGAATTGACACCTTTGGTAATGCCATGGAGGAGCTACAGAAAAAGCTTAACCAAGATCAATACCTAAAGCTCATCGATAACTACAGTATTCCTAACCAATATCGAATTGTTGTTGACCCTAGCCTACAGAACGAACCCATCACCCCTGTCAATAACAAACAAAACTCTATTCGTAGTAATTCATTTAGCACCTTTAGTGAAAAGTCGGCTACATTTAATAGTAGTACAGGTATAGATAAAATTATCGATACCCTTCTTGCGACAACAAAAAAGTATCAAGAAGAACTCCTTGGCGCAAGCACACCCGGTGCGGAAGGATTGCCATTGAATGCCGAAACTAGTCAGATGAAAAAGTTTTGGAGAATTGTTACTGAAACTCGACCTATTGGGTACGATAAAAGACGCGAAGATAATGCTATTGAAATTATTATCTATGTTATTCCGTATAACATTGGAATTCTTGATTCTAATACATTTCAAAATGCCCAGCCACCGTTTACTGACGTTGCAAGCCTTAGGCGTTTCAAGACATATGTTAAAAATAACATTCTAAAGAAGAAATATAATTATATCTTTACTGGCCTAAATGATCAGATTATTTCCTTTGATCTAAATTTGAATTTCGCATTTGCATCAGCAGTATCGAGATACGGTGGTATTTACTTAAACTCGGCAACAGCTGACAAAGGTGTCGTTACTCAAGATAACTCTGAAACAGAAAGACAAATTACTGAAAAGCTAAGAAAAGCCCTATCGTTTATTTTTGATCCACAGTCAACATCTTTCAGGACTGGTGAAAAAGCAATTGCTGATGCACAAGAGGCAATTAATAATTCAGATCTGTCACCTGAATTGAAAAATAGATATACTCAAATTTTAACTCATGCAAAGGCGCCGGACAAATTAGTTAATGCAACAGTTCAGGCAAATAAGCAGAGCAATGACGGGACCCTATCGGGATATTCAAAGCTTGCTAATTCCTTGGCCCAACCCCTAGGCGACAATATCCCGGCATTTGTATCAGATGTAAATCTAACATCGGCTGCAACCGCCGATGCATATAATGAATTCTTAGAAAATACAAAAACAAAAATCAGACCCATCGCACACCTTGAACAAGTTCATGAAAAGTCGGTAGGTCAAGGCATTGAGGCAAATAGTAATTCTGGAATTTCAAAACTTGCTACCATGTTCTCAGTCGCCCTGCACTCGTCGCTTGATGCTAACCTGCAATCCATTAAGATGCAGATTAAGGGTGATCCTTTTTGGATTTTCCCGGGCCTTGTTGATAATACAAAAAATTCTATCTATATTTCCTCTTCGTTGTCTGACAGCGAGGCGTTAGATTATCTAAAGAACTATCATAATTTAGTACCAGACAGTGCTAATTATTATGGCACAGACAATTTCATGGTATTAAGATTTAGGACACCGAGAATCTATAATCTTGAAACAAATGACGGAAATCTTGATCCCTATACACAGGTAGAAACATTTAGTGGTGTCTACAAGGTTGTAATGGTAAACAGCAGATTTGAAATGGGCAAATTTGTTCAGGAACTTGAATGTATTCTTGACCCTGTTATTAATATTTCCGATATATCGAGGTATATTGAGGAAGAAGCAAAGAATCCACAAATTATTACAATTGAAAAGAATAGCACAGGGCTAGTGCCTATTACCTCAGAGAAAACTGATAGATTATCAGTAAAATTACCAAGTCCTCCGGGCATCGTAAATACAATCAGAGACCAGGCAGGAAAAGCAGTCGAACTAGGTAAGGCAGCAATAGGTAGTGCTGATAGGGCATTATCGAATATTCCCGCGCCTTCAAGTTTATCACCAGACGAAATTATTCTCAGGAGAAAAGCCGAGTTTACTAAGTCAAGGACATCTTCATGACATATTTGAATTCTAATTCGCGTACCGTTTCGACGCCGTTAAATGAGAAATTGCAACCAATTGGCCGCAATCCTTCTCTACATGGTGTTTTTCTTGGTTATGTGAAGAAGGCAGATGATATTCAAACTATGGGAAGACTTATGGTCTGGATTCCAGAATTTGGATCTGCGCCAGAGGAAGAAGCCGGTTGGATTACCGTAAACTATTGCTCACCTTTTGCAGGCGCAACAAACGTCGAAACAATTAGTAAATCCGAAATTCAGAAGTTCGAGGGTACACAAACCTCTTATGGAATGTGGATGGTACCACCGGATATAAACAACCAAGTCCTGGTAATGTTCATCAACGGCGATCCTGCGCGCGGAGTGTGGATTGGATCATTGTTTAACCAGTTTATGAATAACATGGTACCTGGAATGGCCGCAAGTACCAATAACTATCAGTACCAAGGAAAATATATACCTGTTGCTGAATACAATAAATGGGACACCAGGGTAACACTACCCGACCAGGCTACAAAGCCATATCAGGCAACAAAATTTAAAGGTCTCGGGAATCAGGGACTAATTACAGATCCTAACAGAGGTGTGACAGATTCAAGTGCTAGAAGAGAAGCACCTAGCCAGGTCTATGGAATTATTACACCGGGTCCACCAATTGTTAATGATGTTGATGCAAATAAGGTGCGCAGAAAAGGTGGCTCGTCATTCATCATGGATGATGCTGTGGGAAGTGAATATATTCAATTAGCTACCAAGTCGGGCGCACAGATTAACATAAATGAAACTTCGGGGTTCATATATCTAATAAACCGTGACGGTACAGCATGGGTTGAAATGGATAAGAAGGGCAACGTGAATATCTTTGGTGCAACCAACGTATCAATGCGTGCGCAGAGAGATATTAACCTTAGGGCTGACAGAAATATTAATATCGAAGCCGGTCAGAATATCTACATGAAGGCAGCTAAAGATACAATTGAGTCTACAACCACTTTCACATATGATGTAAATAATGTTCCGCAAAATTCAACAATTCCCTATTGGAAATATGTTGGCGAAGGCGCCGGAGAAGGCGGAAATATTGTACTCCAATCACTAAACAATTTACATACCACTGCACAAAAGAATATGTACCTAACAGTCAAGGAAAATAATCTTGAATTAAATGTTAAGGGGACCATTGATATAAGTGCAGAAGGTGAATATAATCTAACCGCACCATCAATTAAGAATGTCGGCTCTGTTAAGATTAGGGGCCCATTAGATGTAACCTCAGCGGTGCAATTTGGTAATTCCTTAAATGTCAGAAATGATATTCACGGAGCAAACGGTAGCTTCTCTGGTCAGGTTAGCGGATCAAATGCAAGCTTTGCCGGAAGTGTCTTTGGATTTTTCCAAGGAGTTCAAAGTGGTAATGGTGCAGGTGTTACTGGTCCGGCCGGAACCAACGGTCCTGCAATTAGCATTCCTGTTGCACCAGATGTAATAAAGGCAGAAATTAAGCCAATGCTCAACAAGATGAATATATTGGCAACTTGGGCTGATCCAGAATCAAAATTCAAAAGAAATTCTGAATCGGTTGAAACAACTGTTACAACATTCCCTACATATGAACCTTGTCCAGAACATGAGGCATTTACCTACAAGAGTATCTCTGGATATGTGCCTAAGCAAAACGAAGGCGATAAGACCTACGAAGGTTCGGGCGGTGCAGGCAATGAACAAAAGACAACACCTCCCACAAATACTACACCGGGTGCAAATAATACAGAAATAAAACAAGAGCCACCATCGGCAAGCATTGTTACGAAAGATTTCAATATGAATGCCTATGAATGCCAATTAAAAATTCACGAAGGTGTAAAATATGTGTCATACCTTGACAGTCTCGGATTGCCGACAGGCGGTATCGGTCACCTGTTAAGAGCAAATGAAATTACTCAGTATCCTGTCCCCACACCAATTTCCGTAGAAACTGTATCAACATGGTTCAAGGAAGATGCACAGACATCCATTAAGGCTGCACAGGTATTGCTAGGAATAGATGTCTGGGGAGATTTGAGCGATGTCAGAAAAAGAGCCGTTGCCGATCTCGCATATAATTTAGGACAAGGAAGACTTGCTAAGTTTGTGCGTTTCCTTGCTGCCATGAAGGCAGGGGATTACAATGCGGCTGGAGAATCTTTAAGAAATTCAAAATGGTTCACCCAGGTAGCAAGGCGCGGTCCTAATATCATCACCATGGTTGTACAGAATGTCGACCCGTTAGGATGCGATAAGAAATTCCCAGCATAAAAGTCCTATATAATTTTCTTGATAAATAACAAAAAGGGAATTATATGGCAACAAATCAAAATGGTCTTGTTAAACAGGCTTTAAAACCAAGGAAGCCCTATTTTGTTGGATTCAATACAGTAGGGCAGCCTAATCCGCCTTATTCTCTTACCAATATTGAACTGGTAAAGAGGGATATCAATAACCATTTTGCAACACCGATAGGTTCTAGAGTAATGCTACCAACATTCGGTACAAATATCTACAACTATCTCTTTGATCCGTTTGACGAATATACAAAGAATGCCATTGTTGAAGATGCTGTAAGAGTAATTCAGTCTGAGCCGCGAGTAGAATTGGTAACTATTGATGTATTTCAAGAAGATCAGGCATTAACCGTTGCAATGGTGCTATTGTTTAAGCCCGAATCAGTTACAGATAATCTATTTGTTACATTTTCATTGAAGGATCGTGAGACTTTCTAAATATGACATTTTATGCATACATTTACTACGATCCCTCTCGAAATAATGAACCCATATATGTGGGTAAGGGAAAAAATAATAGAGCTTGGAAACATTTGAAATCAAAGAAAAAGCATCCATTTATACAGAGATTACAATCGATGTCAAAGGAAAATGTAGAGCCTATAATAGGACTTTATTCTGGGCTTGATGAAGAAATGGCGTTATTACTTGAGCAAGAACTTATTTCTAAAATTGGAAGAAAAGATTTAGGTAAAGGGCCATTACTGAATCTTACCGATGGCGGTGAGCAAGGTGCAAATAAGTCTTTAGAGACAAGAAGAAAAATGTCTAAAAATAATTTAGGAAAAGTCTTATCTCAGGCAACAAAAGATAAAATGAGTATTTCAAGGAAAGGGCACAAAACATCTTTAGAAACAAGAAAAAAAATTTCTATCGCCCAAAAAGGATGTATAGGTCACATGACTGGGAAAACTCAGACAGAGGAAACTAAACTAAAAATATCAATTGCCCAAAAAGGTAAACCGCGAGGAAAACGTTTCTATAAAGAGGACGGTTCGTGGATTATGATAAAGGCAGGAGTCTAAAATGTCAGAATCAATCCGCCAATCAAATTTATTTGCTGCTGAAGATTACAAGAAAGTCTTCAAAGCTTTCCAGTTTATTGATTACACTGCCTACGATTTCGATACACTGAAGCAGGCAATGATCAATTATATTCAAACATATTATCCAGAAGATTTCAACGACTATATTGAAAGTTCGGAATTTATTGCAATTATTGAATTACTTGCATATTTTGGTACAAGTCTTGCATTTAGAACAGATCTAAATAGTCGTGAAAACTTTATTGATACTGCGGAAAGGCGCGAAAGTATTATTCGTCTTGCGCAGATGGTAAACTATGTTCCTCGCAGAAATATTCCTGCAAGTGGGCTATTCAAGATTGCATCGGTACAAACAAATCAGCCACTAGTTGATGCTAATGGTGTAAACATCAACGACTTGACAATTTTTTGGAATGATCCAAACAATCCCGATTGGTTCGATCAATTCATTCAAATTTGCAATGCAGCGTTCAGTCCGTTGAACCCCTTTGGACGCCCAACAAAGAGCGGTACTATTGGATCAATACCGACAGATTTATATCAGTTGAATAATATTCTTCGACTAAATGTTACGTATCCAACATCCGTTACAATCAATGGACAACAATATCCAATTGATATTTGTAATCCAGATTTCGTAACAAATCAAACTATCTTTGAAAGAGATCCCGATCCTGCAAATGCTTTCAATTTTGTTTATAGAAACGATAGCCTTGGTGTAGGATCTTCGAATACAGGCTTTTTCTTGTATTTCAAACAAGGTTCATTGATCAATGTTGATACAAATTTTGAATTTCCTGTGCCTAACAGACTCTTCCCTGTAACAATTCAAAACATAAACCAGGACGATGTTTATGTTCAAGAAACTGACCAGTCAGGTAATGTTATCACAAAATGGAAAAAAGTACCTGCACTAGCCGGTGAAAATATTATCTATAATAGTATTCAGTTTGGTGAAAGAAACATTTTTGATGTAATTTCCGGAGCCAATGACACTATTACAATTCGATTTGCGGATGGTAATTTCGGCAATGTACCAACAGGACTTTTCAGAACATGGATGAGAACAAGTGCAAATCAAGCACTTGTAATTAGACCCGATAATGCCCAAGGCCTGCAAATCAATATTCCATATATCGGTGCAGATCAGCAAGAGTATACACTAAGAATTACATTCAATCTCGAAACTACTATCGGCAATGCGGCCGCTAGCGAGACAAATGAGCAAATAAAGCTAAGAGCGCCTGAAGTATTTTCAACTCAGTCAAGAATGGTAAATGGTAGCGACTATAATGTTCTACCACTAGTCTACGGAAACCAAATTGCTAAGATACAAGCAATTGACAGAACATACAGCGGACAGAGTCGTTACATCGATCTAAACGATCCGACAGGATTTCACAGAGATCTTATTATATTCGGAGAAGACGGTGCCTTGTATAGAGACAACCAAAATGTCCTTGAGGAAGTAATAAAAGATTCTTCCAATTCGTCTACAATTGAAACAATTCTTATAAACACTATTCAGGAGATGTTGAGGAATCCCAACGTTTCTTCATTCTTCTACGACGAATACCTTGCACAGTTTGAACAAACAATTAGAGTAAATCCAACTATATCTGCACCTAATGGATATTCTTTACTTGACCTAAATAATCCGTCAACTCTTCCGTTGTTCTGGAAAACAAGTCCTGCAAAGTTCAAGAACGATACAGGTTATTTTATCAACACAAAGAGTTCTGCAGCACCAGCAGTTGCACTTGAAAATTCATTTACGACAAATAATATACCACTTGGTACATATGAGCCATGGGGTTTCATTACTACCGGTTCCGTGCTACAACTTGCAAATTCCACACTAGTAGGACCAAATTGGGTATTTGATCCTGCAACTCTAAACAGTGCCTCAGTCAATAGTGTCATTCAGGCTGGTTTACCACTAATTGTAAACCCGCAGAATCCTAGTGCAAACGTGGGCCCTGTCGAATTAGGAAAAGAAGAACAGAACTATTATCAGGCAATTAAGGTATTCCCTGCATTCAGGAATGATCTGACAACCACTGAAATTTCTAATATAGTGGCGGCTATTAACGCTGGTATTTCTTTCTGGCTGTATTATGATTTATTGACAGACTCTTGGGGAGTATCTACAACCGCAACACCTGGAATTTCAGATCAATCTCAGCAGCCGTTCCAGTATGCACCGCCAATTAATGTTTCACCTGGACTAGATCAAATTTATTCAAATTGGGCACAATATCCTGCAAGTGGACTTCTATATGTGAATATTGCAAGTGATAACCAGCTAGGTACCACCACATATGATTTAACAGCCAGAGGTCGTGTCTATGTATTCGAATCATATCGAGATGTTAGATTCTATTGGGAACCTAATCAGGTAGTGATTGATAACACCACCGGATTAGCATTGCAAGATACTGTTGAAATTATGCCATTTGTCAACACAAATGAAAGCATTGATAATAATTTGCCTGTGATTGTTGATCCAAGCACTTCATTCCTCAGAGTACCGGTGGATTTCAATATCACTGGTGTATTTGTTCAAGATGATGGCTATCTCGATAACTCAAAGGTAGAAGTATCACTGGTTGACATCGACGGTGACGGTGTGCCAGATGATCCCGACGGATTTGATAAAATTGTGACACCAGAGGATAGAATTGTTTTTGAATTCTATAACAACGAGGTTGTCGGTTATCAGAGTACAAGACCATGGATTTGTCGTTGGGGCACATTGCTATCTAACCTGTCTGGTAATTTGTATGTTTATTTCCCTGTAGATCCATTGGACAATACAAAACTCTACAGCTCACCTTACATATCAAATACAATTGTTTCCGATCCTTTAGACCCAAGTTCTACTGTTGGTGCAATTTTTGAATATCTTGATGAATTTGATTTAATCTTCATCAACAATCTTGCACAGATTGAATTTGATGCAATTAATCCGGTAATTTCTATCTCTAATCAAGTTACTGCATTTTTCAATAATATCAATAACACGACCAATACTGCATTGGGTGCGACATATCCTTGGCTGCAAGGTACACAATTTGTGAATGATAAGATTGATATAGTCAATAACTATTTTGCCAATAAGTCTTTCTTAATTTCATCAATTAGTCCTCCGGGATTTGGTGTTTATAATATTCTTGAATTCCAGCCAACATCTAACCTCGGTGATTATCCTGCCGCTCAACTTATTGTTTCGGATCTAGACAAATATCACTTTGATAAAAATGGTAAGGTGTTTACTCAGAATACAACAATACCAGAAGGTGCTAGATTACCTCTATATTTCAAATGGAGTCATTATTCTCCAGTTGACCAGAGAGTTGACCCATCTCCTTCAAATATTATCGATATGATTGTTATCACCGATAGCTATTATAGAGATATGGTAATTTGGAAAAATTCTAATGGAACAATTGCAACATTGCCTGCAGCACCTACAACTGAAGATCTAAGAATTCAGTTCCAGGATCTTGATCAATATAAGATGGTTAGTGATGCAATGATTTGGAATTCGGGTACATTTAAGATTCTCTTCGGATCGCAGGCTGAGCCAGAATTGCAGGCAACCTTTAAGGTAGTAAAGGCTCCCTCGTCTAGCATCAGCGATAACGAAGTGAAGACAAAAGTTATTCAGGCAATCGATACCTATTTTGATATCAGAAACTGGGACTTTGGTGAGAAATTCTTCTATACTGAATTGGCGGCATTTATTCACCAGCAACTTTCACGAGTTATTAGCTCTGTGGTTATTGTACCTAATAATGCTGATTCGCAATTCGGTAATTTGTTCGAAATCGTCGCAGGGCCTACAGAATTGTTCCTGTCAACTGCTACAGTGAACAATGTGCAGATTGTTGCCAACCTAACAGACCAAAATCTCCGAGTTTAAGTATGTAGATAATTTTCCGGATAAATAGTAGATTGTAAACAATTTACTATTCCGGAAATCTACATGACTCAGTTCGTAAAAAAGCTACCGGCGGTATTCCAAACCGTTACAGAGAAGAAATTCTTTGACGCCACCTTTGACCAAATATTTTCTAAGAAAGACAGTGACCTTCTTTCGGGATATCTAGGTCGTAGAGTTCCTGGCCAATATAAGCCTATCACAGATTTTTATTTGCCCGAACCAAGTAAGGACAGAACCTGGTGGCAACTCGAAGCTACTGCTTTTGCACGAGACGAAGATACTACCAAGACAAACATCCTATTCTATCAGGACCTGTTGAATAGAATCGAATACTATGGCGGTAATACATTAAATCAAGATAGACTTTTCGAATCCGAATACTATAGCTGGGCACCGCCTATTGATTTTGATATGTTTATTAACTATCAGAATTATTACTGGATCGAACAGGGTCTTGTTACAATCACAATTACTGGTGTTATGGGTTCCGATATTATCGGTCAACCATCTTATACCACCCCGGGTACTGCGACACCGGCTAACCTTACCCTAACAACAGGTATGAAGATTATCCTTACAGATGATCCAGCATATCAAGAACCACATACAGTCGAGAACATTGGAAATTGCATTGGTATTCGCTTGGTACCGCAGTTTCCGGATTTTACCGCAGGCACAATTTTTGAATTCTTGCCATGGGACGGAACTCTTGAGCTTGCTAACGGCCGCACAATTATCAATACCAACTGGGACGTTCAATCCTGGGATACGCAAGCTCAGCCAGGTAATGCAGATTACATTACCATCGAACGCGGTTCTGTAGATAGAAATCCATGGTCTCGCACAAATAAATGGTTCCACATTGAAGCAATTAACGCAACAGTTCAGGCAACTGGAACGCCTTTCCCAACAAACGCATCAAGAGCCCTAAGACCTATTATTCAGTTTACTGCTGATCTAGAATTATATAAATCAGGTACGCAATTTCTGTCTAACATCTCTTACGGTATTCGTGATGATGTTTTTGGAAATCCTATTCTACTATCAACATACCAGGGGCAAACCGTTAACTTTGTTGATGCCGGGTTAGACATCAGCATACAAGATGGTGATCTTGTTGTGTTCATGAATGATGAAACTCTTAGCGGAAACCCACCATACCTTGTAAATCAATATGTTTATTTGGTAAGCATTTCTGCAGGCATTGTTACATTCTCACCATACACTTCTTTTGCTACACCTGTTGTAGATGGTGACATTGTTTTTGTTCAATTTGATGCAGGGTTTGACGGCACACAAAGAGGACAGACATGGTATTATGATAACGCTGTATGGCAGCAGGCATATAACGATAAGGTTTCAACAAATCAACCACCATTGTTTCAGCTTTATGACCATAGCGAAATTCCATTAGATGATCCTATAAAATACCCTAATAGCAATTTCCGTGGAAATAAGATATTCTCTTATAAGGTTAATGATGAACCGGGCGCAACAGTCGACCCTGTTCTAAAATTTCCACTTGTCTATACATCTTTAGGTCAGGCCTCTGATATTGTATTCCAGAACAACCTTATCACAGATAGATACGTTTACGGAAATAATTTATTGCCTATTGACGGATACTATTACTATACTAATTATGAAGGTATTGTCTACTACAATAGCTGGAATTTGTATTCACCATGCCCTTGCGATGACATTGTTCCACCTCCACCATGCAACTGCCTTGAAACAAGTAAGCAGAGAGTTATTGATAGGTATGTTGTAGGTTATGGTGCATCGTATCAATTTAAGCTAAGTGTCGAACCATATGGATATCCAGCAAGTCCAGATCTCATTGTATCTGTAAACAGTACAGAAATTAAGAGTGCTGCTGAACAAGTTAACGGATATACATTTGTGGTTATCAACAACAGTATCTATGTTGACCTTTCAGCATATCTATCAAATCTTTTATTGACGACACAATCTCAGCCACCTGTGGTTGAAATTGCAACATATACTCAAGGATTGCTTGATCCAGCGGCCACCGGTTACTACGAAATCCCTCAGCAACTAGAGGCAAATCCTTCTAATGAAGAAATTGGTGAAATCAGTGCAAGTAACCTAATTGAGCAATTCTCTTCTATCATTTCAAATCAAATTGGATTTACAGGTTCCCCATTTGGCGGTGGCAACAATTACAGGGATTCAAGAAAGAACAGATCTCTGGGAGCCTTTATTCTACAGAATACTGCACCTTTACTAAAGACAATGCTAATTTCATCCTCAGATGATTTAGACTTCATTGCAGGTGTAAGATTCAGCCAAGATGAATATACAAAATTCAAGAACAAATATGCAAGGACTGCACTTCAGTTAATCAATCAGGGATTCAATCCTGTACAGTATCAAAATAACACAATTGTAGTTAGTGCGTGGGTTGAAGAAATTCTAAAGATTGTAAATGTATCAAAGGAATTTTCAAACGCCTTTGCGTATTCCTACATGATTGCAAATGGCTCATCATTTGCAAACGAAACCCTGACTGTGCCGTTGTCGGGATTGGTGACATTAACAAACTATGTAGATCTTGCCGATCCAAAGAATGCACTATATATCTATGACCAGACTGGGCAAGAAAGATTGCTACTAATTGGTGTTGACTACGAAATTGTATCAACTAATTTAAGTATTGATATTCAATTTAATATTGGTACAAATGTAAACGTTGGTGATACCATATTTGTTGCATTCTATAAGAATCCACTACCTGCATACATTCCTTCAACACCTACAAAAGTAGGTGCGTATGGTGCATATATTCCAAGAATTGAACTCGATGAATCATACGCTATTCCGACAAATGTTATCATCGGACACGATGGCTCGAAAACCATTGCATATGGAGACTATAGAGATCAACTTATCCTAGAACTCGAGAAAAGAATTTATAATCTTTTGCAATATAGATTCCGCAATCAATATGCATTACCTCTACGCCTTGAATCTGTAAAATCGGGCTATTTTAGACAGACAAGATATTCAATTGAAGAATTTCTTGATATTACTGAATCTTATATTAACAAATGGTCTGCAAAAAATAAAGCAAATTACAGAGTAAATGAATTTGCTAAATTTGCACCTACAACGCCGTTATCGGAGTTGTGGAAACTCTACAACTATACAGATGCAGAAGACGTAAACGGAAATAAACTAAATCTTCCCGGTAACTGGAAAGGCATTTTCCAATATTACTACGATACCTATTCTCCCGATACTCGTCCGTGGGAAATGCTTGGATTTAGCCAAGAACCATCTTGGTGGGTTTCTCAGTACGGCACAAATTGGTCATCAACAAATGCTGCACTATGGGCAGACCTTGAGGCAGGTATTATCCGTCAAGGACCATCGGCAATTTTTGATCCAATTACCTTGCAACCACAACCTCAGGAAATGTGGGCTCGCCCTGGATTGTCGGCAATTATTCCTGTCGATGCTCTTGGACAGATTATTCCTGTTACAACACTATTTGGTGTTGCCACATCGGGTAATCCGTATGCACCGTTTGATGGATTTGATAAAGACTGGGTTTACGGTGACGGTGGGCCAGTTGAACAAGTTTGGATGTCGTCTTCTGCATATCCATTTAGTGTGCAAGAATTCTTATATCTAATGAGACCGGGCCCATTTGGTGAATATCTCTGGGATACAATCGGTACTGAGCTCTCGCCTGGTATGCTAACAGTGCCCGGCGTGGATAGCCCTGTACAATCAAATACAAACTGGCAATATGTTCAAAATGACAATTATACAAATTCAGATCCATTCTTTGCATGGATGCGTCCAAAGAATGCCGATCAGGTAGTTCATGCCGAATCTATTGATGGAGAAATTCAAGTAAAATTTGGATATCAACGCTGGATCAGTGATAGAATTTTATTCTTAGGGAAAGACGTTGGTACTACATTCGGCCAGAAGGTAAGGACCTTAGAAGTAAATCTAGCAAATAAATTAGCAGGCTTTACAAATAAAGACACAACCAACATCTATATTGAATCGGTAACACCGGGTGCCAGCACGTCAAATCTTATTGTTCCTACAAACAATTTTGATGTGAAACTATATAAGGGACAGCCTGTCAAGACATACGCATACAGCGGCGTAGTAATTAGGGCGCTAGTTGACGGAACTTTTGCTGTCTATGGATACGATTTACTGAATTCTGAATTTATTGTACTAGACAGATCTAACGAAAAGAATATTGACGTTACAATCGGCGGAACACCTGCTGAGTTTCAATATTTTACACCTGGACAGACCTATAACCCCGGCGATATTGTTCGATACAACGGCGTTTATTATCTAAGTCAGGGTACACAGACTCCTCAAAAATTTGATCCTGCTGCTTGGCAGAAGCTAAAGGCATTACCAATAATCGGTGGTATTTCTGTAAACTACAGACCAGTTTCTCTAGAATCCTATACAAAAGTGCCTTACGGAACAATTCTCAAGTCGCCTCAAGAAGTGTTTGACCTTCTTATTGGTTGGGGTGCATACCTCGAAACACAAGGTTGGAAATTTGAGGATGTAAATACCGATACAAATCAAATTAGCGATTGGCTATATTCTGCAAAACAATTCCTATTCTGGCTAAACACAAATTGGGCGCCGGATGCATCTATACAGTTGAGCCCGGCAGCCAACAGATGCACACTTGTTGTTGAAGCAGGATACCCCGATGATGTCGAATCTATTTCAAATGGCGTCTACAGTATTCTTGACAAATACGGCGTTGCAATAGCACCTAACAACACCATGACTGATAGAGATGGCCCTGCCATTTCTGTCGAACCAAGTAATTTGGCCGCCGGTGGAATTTATTTCTTGCAGGTAAATGCATCAGAGACGGAACACGTATTGATTTTTGATAATGTCACAAGTTTCAATGATGTGCTTTATAGCCCATTGTTGCGTGCAAGGCAACAACGCTTGCGTTTCTATGGATTTAGAAGCAATGGCTGGTATGGAAAAATGGAAGCACCTGGTTATCTAATTATCGATAATCAGCTTGTACCAAACTTCGATACAATTGTCGACGAAATGCGTTATTACTACGATCCGGACGTAACAATTGATAACCCAAGTCTTGAAGACCTCGGTAGACACCTCATTGGTTACGAAAGCAAAAACTATCTCGATAACCTGCAGGTATCAAACGATGTACAATACCTATTCTACCAAGGTGCAATAAGACAGAAGGGAACTATTCAGGCACTTGATAAGTTGTTTAGATCTACAAAGGTACAAAGCAACGAAACAATTCAGGTATTTGAAGAGTGGGCACTAAAATTAGGCGATTTCGGTAATACAGTCGAACAGGTGTCAACTGAATTTATTTTGCGTCCGGAACAAAATGCCGGTGAAGTAATTGTTTCTAGATTGAATTTTGTTCCATCGCCAATTGGATTTGTAAAACAGATCAATATCTTGAATTCTGAAAACACATATCAAAATGTGCCTAAAGTCGTAATTTCAATGCCAGATGTTGATCCGTTGGATCCAAATTTGACAGATATACCGAGAATAGCAAAAGCATATGCAGTGCTGGATGCATTAGGCCGTGTTTCGAGAATTGATATAACTGATCCGGGGTATGGTTACACATCGGCACCAAGCGTAACGCTAGACTCGGGTGCTGAGCCTAATAACCTTGACAAATTCTATGCAGTATGGCAGGGCTCTATTGTAAGAGATCCTACACTCGAAAATATTGTAGAAATTGATATTGACGATACAGAAAAATGGATTGTTAGACCAACTGATCCAGAATTTTCTCTAGAATTTCCTACAACAAATCTAATCGATTATCCGATGCCTAACGCCGGATATATAAATTTCAACGATGTAGATTGGTATTCGTTCGATGTTGATCAAACAGTCCTTTCCTGGGGAAATACTTCTCTAAATCCTATCAAGGATCAATCAGTTTGGATTGCAAAAACATGGACAGAAGATTGGGCAGTTTACAAAATGTTCGACGTCACATCTTCTTCTGGCTTTGATGTCATTGAGGGTGCAAATGGTCTACAACTAAGAACAGACCCTTCGTATCTCATCACTCCGGAATTTTCAACAAGCGGAAATACAACAGATTTTGGAAATCTTATTACATTGTACATCAATGAAGCACAGGCTACAGCAACGGTTTCGGCAGGAAGTGTCTCATCCTTGACTATTACAAAGACAGGTATAAATTATTCTTCTGTCCCCGAAGTAACAATTACAGGAGATGGTATTGGTGCAACAGCAATTGCGCTTATTGCTGGCGGTCAAGTTTCTGATCTCATCATCACAAATCCGGGTTCCGGATATACATTTGCAAATGT